CAGGGGGGACCCCAGGAGAGCTTAAATCCCCTGGAAGGACCCAAACTCAATCTTTTAAATAGTTTAAACCCCTGTAAAGCCATAACTAGCTCACTCTTGCTCACCAAACACCTCGCTTTCTAAATAACGCCTGCCATCTACAATCACATGCCGATTAACAGCATGCGTAACAACGCCGAGTATTGCCCTCTCATGCACCGGCGGCTTACCATTGCGATACCGCACCCATCGCTCCTCTGTGCGCAACGCATAACCGAATATTCGCCCACATGCACAGCACCGCATTGAGCCGACATCCTTCATGTTCTCAATGTATGGCTGAGTCAACGCCGCATTGCAATGCGGACACTCTATATCAATGTACCACCCTGCGTTCATTTGCTCACTCGCTTATATGTGCCGTAGGCTCAAAGAATGCTTTCAAATCGCTATCATCAGGCACGCCATGCAGAACAACATCATGATTGTGCGCCATGGCATAGTAGCGCAACGCATGCCGCTTAAAGCCAAGCTTACCAAGCCAGTAAGCAACGCTTTCGCAATTGTAGCGCAACCACTCAGCATTCTTGACATGTGCTATTTGGCCCAATAAAATGCCGACAAAATGCCTTGCTATAAAACCATCTGTGCTATCTTGCGGCATGACTTGCAAATGTTTGCCCATGATTCTCAATGCCATTGCCGTCTTATCACGGTGCGCTTCTCTTGCTTTATGCAGGATGACCGCCTTCTTTAACCAACGTTGCTTCTTGCCTGGATTCGCTTCTATATAGCGTTTTACTGATTTGCTCACTTGCTCATGATACGGATATTCATAGTAGATTTTGCCCGGTATATTGCGAAACAAACGCGGCACACATAGCAACTTATCACTATCTGGGTAGCGCAGTGAGAGCGGCAAGAACACCATGTCAGGATCGTTTATAGCCTGCTTTATGATTGGGATTGCTGACGGATCAAGCAACTCATCAGCATCTACTTGTATAATCCACTCGCCGGTGCATTGCTTAAGCGCGTGATTGCGTGCCATACTGAAATCATCCGACCATTGTATCTTGTGGACTTCGATAGTTGTTCTAAAAGGCGATACTGACAGCTCTTCATGAAAGGCGTCATCCATACCACGTTCAAACCCCTCTATAGCTTCCAATGTGTCATCTGTAGAGCCGGTGTCCACAATAACAATCTCATCTACCAGGTCAGCCACCGACCATAAGCAAGGCCCTATATTCTTTTCTTCATTTTTTACGATCATCGCCAGGCTTATGCTAGTCATTCATCTTCTCCAATTTCTTCAATGCTGATTTCACCATGTTTGTGTATAGCACATATGATATCGTTAATGCAGACGTGTTTACCGCCTGCATGCTTAAGGAAAAACGGCAAATCATCCTTATCAAAAGTGTATCGCCATACATCCTTATATTTCGTCTTAATAATCTGTGCACACTCAGGGCATATGCTACCAGATGCAGTGTACCATCTTAGATGCTCGCTCATCTGCTTGCCCCCACCATGCTCGCCAACATAGCTTGCTGGTGACAGTACGCCACTGCAAGCGCATCGCTTGCATCCAACGGCATGCTTGATGGCTTATCAATGCCGAAAATCGCGCATACCATGCGTCGCACATAGGGCTTGCTGGCATTGCCCTTGCCGACTGCTTTCTTTACCTGCGTGGCAGTGTACCATCTGTACGGTATGCCATGATCAAATGCGTTGCAGATGACAATTGCTTGCATAAGCCTAAGCTTGTCGGCATTGTGTATGCGCTGACCATTTTTGTACAACTGCTGAAAGCTATCCTCATATGCTATGCTGGCAGGCTTGTATTGCTTTATCAGGCGAGCAAGAGCACGCTTAAGCAGGTAAAGCCTGCCGTGCTCGTAATGTAGCTCTTTTGCTGCTGCAACGAATACGCCGTATGCAAGGCATTTATCGCCTTGTATGACGGCGTAGCCACATTTTTTACGGCTAACTGAGGGATCAATGCCGATGTACACTTCTTCTTCATTCATCAACCTTGCCCTCTATACACGCCGTTCTTCTCAACAAATCGACCCTAAGCATCTCGCTTGCTTCTTGCGCTATACACCTTGCATTTTCTTGTGCTTCTATGGTTTCTTTTCGCAATAGCTTATAATATGGGCTGTATTGCATTGTAACCTGTTCACCGTTTTTCATAATCACCGTCATAAACGAATCTTGATCCATGTGTTTTAAATGTGTGGTGATTAAAGAAATGTCATCCGTTTGCAAAATACCGTCTTCATATTCAAACCAACTCATTTTCTTCCATTTCTTTCTTCCATAAATTAATACAGCTTGGACATACGCCAACAATTTCCCCATCTTCAGGCCATTGACGATCTTTCGTAAAGCACCAACCTTCTTCTTTGGCTTGTTCATGACTCCAAAAATGCGGAATCGGTTTCGACTTACGATTTAAGTAAAAGCCATCAAAATCATGCCGCATGCTAGGACATTGATAATGATGTGTTTCTACACCTTCTGTCACGTAGCACATAAACGCCCTGCTCATAGCCTGCCATACCTCCGCTTGATTGCTTGTGCATCCTGCAATTGCAATTGCGGCAACTCCTCTATGCTCACATGCCACAGCTTATCACCGCTGAGGCATGACACAGTGTACCCCACTTGCTCACGCAACTTTTCCGCTGCCTGTTTGCTTGGCAGATAGCCTATCACGCCACCGCTTGCGCCTGGTATGCGCACACGCACACCGTAAACAATTGCTCGCTCACTCATAGCCTGCCTCCATATGATGCCACTGCGCATTGTTAGCAGACTGCACAGCTCGCCAATCCTTCCAAAACCCGCTTGCATGCTTAGGCACACTAAGCATTGTCGGCATATCTTGCCAGCTATCATTTGTCTGCTCAGGCTTTCTCTCATTTTCCAGGCTGTCAACGCTGACACGCTCGCCTGAAATTGACAGCGTCCATATGCGCCAGCATCGCGCGCAAACAAACACGCTTGCTTTTGTTTGCAAACTAACGCTTTTGCAATGCGTTTTGCCGCACTGGCATGTCAGCTTGTACTCAATGCCCGGCTCACTCATTGCCTGCTCCTGTCTAGCATAGCATTGCTAAGAAATATAGCATAGCATGAGCCTGTAAACATGCCAAGCCCGACAAGCTTTTGCACTATGCCGGTTGTGTAGCCTAAGCCGATGTAAACCATGTATACAATGCTTACAGACAAAAACACGCTTGCCAATCGATGGATAAAAAGCGCTTTATCTCGCATAACTCGCCTCCCTGTCTAATCTATACTGCCCGTTTACCTCTTGCCAAACAAAACCTTGCCCGGTGTCTTTGTCGTATAGGTGAGCATGGCAATGTGGGCACTCGTCTTGATCCAGCGTTTCAATAACCCGGTACCCATCTACTCTTGCAAAGCCTACAGGCTCAAACTCCTCACCGCATTTGTAGCACAACAGCGGTACGCTATGCATGCTGCACATACTAGTACCTGCCGTCTTGCGGCGCTTGATAGCCCTTGCTTTGCCAATGTTCGTCAGTGTGATGCTGACTCTGGCTCTGCTGTGGCGGCGTTTGCTGATATTGTGCAGGCTGTTGCTGTGATGGTGCTTGCTGGCCGTACTGCTGTGGCGCTGGCTGTTGATAGCCGCCTTGCTGATGCTGATTGTTGCGGTGCTGATAATTGCCATTGCTGCCTCTGCCGTTATCCTCGCGTTTGCTTGGCGAAAGCTTCAGGAACATGTCCGGTGATTTTGCGCCCTGCTTGCGTGTGTTCTCGAATATCATTACGCGCACACCTCCCCATGTACCGGATAGATAGCGCGCGCCGTTTTTGGTTTGGTTCCACCATAGGCCTGTTACGTGTAGCATTTCATCCACGATACACACTCCTTATAGACGCTTAAACATTTTCTTGACTTTTTCCTCGACATCGTCGGCTGTTTGGTCGGAGAAGTCCACCAGCAGATCATTGACATCATCTGCGGTTCGCCGCAAAACATGATTCGCAACGCTGGCAATACAACGAGTTATCAAATGCACTTCTTTTGTGTGTGCCTTCGGGTCTAAAGCAACCTGAGACACAACGGTCTCAGAACAAACCCGACATAAATTTATAAAGACACCTACTGTATCACCCGCCCTCACAATTTTTGAGCATGGTTCTATTTGCTCGTCTTCTGATCCGCACCACTGACAATATTGTTTTTCGCTCATTTTTACACCGCCTTGTAATGAGATGCCAGGCCCGCAAACCTGACACATTGCCTATGGAAAGCCAGCTTGGCAGTGCCAATTGGACCATTGCGATGTTTGGCGATGATCACCTCCGCAATGCCTTTGTCGGCGGTATCGGGATTGTAATATTCATCTCGATAAAGGAACACGATTTTATCGCCGTCTTGCTCAAGCGCTCCGGAGTCTCGCAAATCCGACATGCGAGGGCGCTTATCCTCTCTGGCCTCCACTGACCGGTTTAGCTGGCTTAGTACTACCATGGTCACACGAAATTCTTTCGCTATAGCCTTCATCCTCTTCGAAAGGTAAGCGGTTTTAGCCTGCACGCTCTCATGCCGCTCTGAGCTTTCCATTAGCTGCAGATAGTCAACAAAAAACACCTTGCAGCCTTTTTTCACTTGACGCCGCACCTCTGCTCTGATCTGTCTCGGCGTTAAACCCGGTGTGTCATCGATATAGAGCGGAGCCCTATCTAGGGTGCTACAGGCGTTTGTAATGCGCCCGTATTCTTTCTGGTCTATTTCACGTCTGGAGAATTTGTGCCCGTTTACGCCCGATATGGACAGCAACATGTTTCTGATGATTTGCTCGCTGGACATCTCAAGGCTAAAAATACAGACCGGCGTTAGCTGCTCTAAAACGACGCTTAACGCGACGTTAACAACAAACGCACTTTTACCCATAGATGGTCGCCCAGCTACGATGACAAGCTCCTGTGGGGCAAATCCATAGAGAATTTCGTCTACGGAGAAAAACCCGGTAGGGATGTGATCGATGCGCTTTTCGTCCAGCGAGTTGATTATGCCGGCCAGGTGCGCAGACACCGGAGCGATCCGACTACGACGATCGATATTGAGGTGGAATAAATCGTCCTCCGCTATATCAATCATTTCCTGCGCTTCTGCCGTCTGCGCTTCTGCTTTCTGCCGCCATTGCTCTGCCAGCGACCAAAACTTACGCAGCTTGCTTTTGTCTCGCACAATGCGGCAATGGCTTTCTATTTCTGCGCCTGATGCGCAGATGTCGGCTAGCTCTAGCACGTACTCATAGCCGCCTGCACGGTCCATAGTCCGCGCCCTCTTAAGCTCCTCAATCATGTTGGCCAGGTCCACCGGCCGGTGATTATCGCACAACGAACACGCAGCGGAAAATATAGCGCGGTGGCGTTGGTCGCCGAAGTGCTGCGGCTTTAGCTCGCTGCATATATCTATGGCCAAATCAGGCCTGTGTAGCGTGGTGGATAGCACGCTTACCTCTGCTGTTGCGTTACAGATTGCTGTTAGCATTTTTGGCGCTCATTTTCTCAAGTAATTCCAAGGCCTCTTTTTGTAGCTCCAAATGCCTGAGAAAGTAATCTATGGCGGCGCTGATGATTTCGTAATCACGCACACCTATACGCAATGCCAATGATTCAACTTCATCGCATAGGTCTTTACGTAGCTCGATTATGGTTGTGCGTGTTGGCTTATTTGTCACGTCGCTTCACCATCTGCGGCGGATACGGCGCCACCTGCCCATCCTCGAATCTCACCAAAATCATGCCATTGCCGTGGATTTCTTGAATTTCTCCGTAGTGATTCGGCGGCATGTGCGGACATAACTTACGTAGCGCTGCCAAGCCTTCACAACGCACTTTGACTTTGTCTCCCACTTGAAATTTATTTTTCATTTGTCTGCAAAACCCCTCTTTCACGCCGATCAAACTCACGTTTTTTCTTAATAAGAAATTTATAAAATTCAAGACCCTCCACCTCTGTGTCGTGGTAGACATACATAGGTTTTTCGACGTTGCGCAGAAATATCTCAATTCCGTGTTGGTATTCCATGCCACATCCACCCACAGGCCTTATTATGTTTACACCTACAATGGCAGCGGTATCTAAGCCGCAGGTTTTACCTGTAATCCACATCTCCCACCCTCACAACGTCTGACATTCAGCATTAATCACCATATCGCTCAATGAAAATCTCTGCCAAACACTGGAAAAGATACGGCTTAACGTGGACCAAAACAATGCCCCCTTTTTCCGATTTTTCAGGATCATAAAAATCTAAAAGACTTTTCCTAAGCCCTGCGCAAATTTCTTGTACATTTTCTTCTGTGGACATTCCATATCTTCCAACAAAAAGCTCTGAGGCTCTTTTGTAAATGCTGGCAGTAATGGAAACCTCTAAACAAGGACCGTTTTTATAGAGATCAACACGTTTTTCTCTTAAAATATCCGCCTCAATTCTTCTTTCTCTATCCATCCCATCCCCTCACAACGTCTGATAACTCGCTATTATGTGACACTCGAAACAACGCCCATACTCGACAAAATACATTTTTTGACGTGCTCGTACGCTTCTTTTTTCGCTGCTGACTCACGCCAACCGCCATTATGGTTTTCATCGATGTCCGCTTTTGCTTCCACTATCCATCTATCCAAATCCTCAAGGAGCGATTGAATAAAGATATCCCTGGGTGGCGGTTTCATCATCTGCCTGACACGCATCTTTGCGTCTTCCTCACGCAATGCCTCATAGCGCGCCAAGCATTGCCCGAGGGCGAAAAACTGCCCGTTTGAAAAAAACTTATCGCGCACTGTGTTTGTCACAACGCACTCATTGTGCTTATCAATCTCTGCGTGTATCCATTGCTTAAAGCCATCCATCGCCTGCTCTCCTGCCTGCAAACATTGCACAGCGGCACGCATGCCGCCATGCTTGCTCACACATTTACTCATCTCCTGCGAGCTTGCCATCATCACCTGCCTGCGGTGCAAGCTCACAAAACACCGCAGGCTTACATATGCGTCTCAATGCTGGGCCAGACTGCCAGCTAGATAAACCCTGACAGCTGCCTGGCTGCCAAGTGCACCTCCTGCAAGCCTGGCTTGCTATGTAAGCTGTGCAGTAATGTATTTCTTAGGCTTAATTCTGCATTTTCAAAAATGGGCCCGTCTTGCAAATTTAGCGGAATATAGTTAGCAAAATCCCAATGCAGATAGCCCTCGCATGCTGGACAATGGCATTGCGGTAAACCCGTAACAGCATGGCGATGATAAATTTCACGTACCTGATCATAGCTCAAATTGTCGTCACTGCTAAACATGGTTACTCATTACAGGCTATAGAAGCATTGGCCCACATGATTGCTTCTCTCAGCTTTTTGATTGCTTCGTCTCGCTCTATGCTATACGGGCAATTACTTGCAATGTGCAAGGCTAAATCTTTCCCTTTGTCCCGTATGGATTGATAACGCTCTACTTGATCGCCTTTTGGCGCATGATAGATAAAAGCATTATCAATAGGCTCAAGAATACTAGGTGGTAAGGATTGCGGATATGCTCCGCAAGGTCTTTCAAACTTGATAAAGGGATGTTTAACCTTGCCGTGATTCATCCAAGCTTTACCACAAGTAACGCACACATCTTTTGGCTTAAAACAATTTGGTTGCATTGGCTTCCTTCTCCTCATCCAAACCATAATCAACATTACTCATATTTCGATCACCCTTTGCTCGCCTGGCACCCAACAAATAGGGCGTTTGTGGGCTGCAATTTTCGCGTTTAGCTCATCAAACGCCTGTAGTATTTCATCGTCGACATCCCCGTCTTCAGGGATATCTCCGTCGTAAATATCGTAGGCGTCGACCGTGTGATACTCTACAGGCTTGCAGAGTACCAACATGAGATCCACGACAACTACGTTGTCGTGGGCAGCAAATTCCTCTATGCGGTTATCGCTTTCCGCCAGATACTCAACAATCTCGCATCGTTCAGAAAAATACTCCTGGCACGCAACCGAGTATAGAAACGTCTCACCATCCCATTCGACGATGGGTTTTTCCAACCACGCCTTGCGCTGCCTTTTGTCGGAGCATCGCTCGCAATAGCTGTTTTTTAGGTAGACATTGCCGCATCTCTCGCACTTGCAATGCGTGCAACCATGGTAGCGCGCGCCACGTTCGTCTTCGAACAGATATCCACCCCTTGACAGCCAACCCGAAAATTCGGTTACCTTGCCGTCGTCGGAAGTCATCTTCACGCTTACCGCTTGCGCAGCTTGGGCAGAATCGCGCATAACAATTTCGTCTTTTTTCGTCCTGTTTTCCGGTGTTTGGCAAATCAACATGCTCGCACCATCCTTCCGCCTACCAAGCGCATCTCTGCACCCTCGGCAATAGCGTCCATATCGGCCGGGAACACCAACTCCAAACGAGGCTTGCCATCTGTCGAATAGTAAAACCAAATACGGCCTGCATCACGCTCTTGCATTAAATAGCGTTTAACGCGCCTGCTTTTGTGGCTTGCTATCACCGCATTGAACGCTTTATCTTGCTCTCGATCAGTTATCTTAAGCGTGCGCTGCACGTCGATAGAAAAATATGGTATCCTGAGAGTTGCCCCTGTAATTTCCTCACTCTCCCGCCAGAGATACGCCAGCCCACAACCAACGGCCGCTTTCAGCAAGCCCTTGCTTTCTTCATCCTGCTCTGTAGCCAGGATATTGTCTACCACCGCCATCGTCAGCTCATTGATCATGGCAACACCACCTTTCCAACGCGCGACAAGACGCGCAACGCAGATATCAACGTGCATACTCGCACGCCAGCAACATCGTTCTCCAGCCTGCTAATCATGCCAGGGGAGCATCCAACCAGGCGCGCAAAACGTTTCTGTGAAATCCCGTTCTCCTTGCGAGCTTCCCTTATTTTTTCACCTAAGCCCTCAATTACGTCTGCAACGACGTCGGAAATTTCGGTTGTCCTCATCAACTCACCTCCTGCAACTGCCTGCTCACAGTGCAAAACACGCCGCGCAAGCATTGCTGGCAATATGCTATGCCCTGCTCGCGTTCCAGTTCACTGCCGGCTAGCTCGCCATGGCAGTACGGGCAGTGCGTTAGCTCTGCCAGATCATATGTGCACGCGCAGTGCTCACACCACACGCATTGCTCATCCGCGAAATACAACAAGCGCGTGCTGCATTGTGGGCATGGATCGCCGGGCTTGTATGTCAAACCTTGCATTTTTCTCCCTCCGCTCTCAAAATCCCGGCATATTGCCAGGCGCCTTTTACCCACTCTGACATGCTTGACCGGCTCCGGTCCTCATGTTTACGTTTAAATTCTTCAAGCCTCTCCGGCTCCGTGATGGCCTCAATGGCATCATCGTATAAATGCCGATCTGATATACGGCCATAGGAAAAACTAGCAAAAGCTTTTGCAATTGCCTCCCGATTTTGCTCTATGAATTCTCCCAAGTCGGAGCCTAAAAAATCCTTGATTGCCTTTTCAATCCATGATTCATCACAATTACAGAATGCTATCATGGTATCTAGGCTTTTGCCGTCTTCCCTTGTGCAACCGGCCTGGCCGTTGCCGAGAAAGGTAGTACAGGCATAAGCTATTTTGTCATTGTCGGCTTTAAAGGTAATCGGATCCGATGGAGTAACGAATTCGTAAATCATTTCTTTATCTTCTCCCCTCTGATTTGGGCTAATACCCGTTCTTCACATTCGCCCAACCGGGTACCGTTGCGGATCCGGCCGAAAATCACTTTAGAGGCGTTACATTTTGATTGCTCACTCTGCCAAACCTTGAGGGTGATCATGTCGTCAAGTTCACGGTATGTCCATTTGTGGGCCTTTACAGCGGCCATCATGGCCGACATGTAACGGGTATCAAAACCGGGAATGTCGCGGAGCCGGGCCGCAATTCTTTTCATGGTAGGAGAAGAGAGAGTATCAATAGAGGGGGATGAGGTTTTTTGATTGGCGGTTGCTCTTTTTTCGGTGTAGTCACCTAAGAATTTTACGGTAAGCTCACTTGTCAGTGAGGGAGCCTTACGAGGTTGATTATCAATATAGGAGGGGATTTGATATTGTGGTGTGTCGGTTGATCTTTCTTCCTTTGTTTTTTCCTCACCCCTACTTGATTCTTTTTCCCCTGCCTTATGCCCCCCAACTTTTGATTGCAAATCATTTCCATTTTCTTGAGGGGATTTTTCAAAATTAAAATCACCTTGGCATTCTGTGTGCTCTATGGAAAGATTTATAGACTTAGGATTTAAAGACTTAAGATTTAACGGCGCTTGTGTGGATTGATTTTGTTGAGCTTGCGGAGAGGTTTTGAACTTTGAGTACACCCCCCTTGAACTTTGAGTACACCCTTTTTGAACTTTGAGTACACCCTTGTGTGATATTGTAACTCTATAATCTTTTGAAACCATAAAGCTTTTTATAGCTCCATGTTTTACCAAAAGATTAAGCGCTCTTTTGATAGCTACATTTTTTCGACCGGGATATTTTTCCCCCTGGTTACTGTTAAAATATCCGCTCTCCCTTATCAACTCCTCAATCGAAAAATATTGAATATCTCTCTTGCTCAAATTTTGAGAGTAGATAAAGAGATACAGATTAAAAGCAAGGCCATCTAATTTAAAAAGCGTCTCTTTTGGGAAATAGATGATACGCTTTTTATCCATGAGGGCTTGATAGATACGATCACATAATTTTATATCAAGGTAGACCTCTTTTTTATCCGGCATCCAATGAGGGATAACCGGCCTCAACAGTTTGAATTTTGGTATAAGGGTAAACCACTCCTCAACCCTTGACACAGAATGTAAACTAAACCACATTTCTTTTGAATATATACTCATTCTGTGGAAGAGATACAACGAATCACGGATGAGCATATGATTTTTTATTGCCTTGCTAAATCCGCGATACTTCCTTACATCGGCCTGATTGAGCCGGATCCCATCCTTGACCATATCCCATGCTAAAACGCTCCGCTTCTCCTCCGGTACGGCGTCAAGAGCTTGTTTTACGAGATTGATTACTGAAAGGAATACTTTTGTGTGGGCCGGAGTGATAACACCGGCATCGGTGAGGTAAGACACTGTGATAGCACCAAATCTTGAAGGCACGTAAAATTCTTTTTTGCCGTCGGTGCGGCGGCGTTTGTCGGCGATTGTAAAGTTATGTCGCAAGAGGAAAACAGGGACCGCAATCCTATCTTCCTTGACTTTTTCCTCTCCCATTTGGTAAACTCCTGTGTCAAGAAAAGAGTATCGGGGGGATGTTTGCGCTTACCCCCGATACGCTACTTGCATTGTACAATACACTCTTTTAGGAGTGTTTCTCACCTATCGGCCGCCATTTCTTCGGCCAACCGATGCAAAACATCAATTGCTTTTTGGATGTGATGCCTTGCTATTGAATCTTGCTCTCCTACAAAATTAACGGTCGGAATAAGATACTCATTATCGCAATGATAAGCCGCTTTTTCAATACCAAAAGCATTTGGTTCCGGTACTTTTTCAGCTCTACTGAGAGTAAAACCGAAAAATAAAACCGGCTCACCCAACTCATCATTATTGAGCGTTTCATTGATTGCTTTTCTTATCCGTTCTTTCGTGAAAACCATTTCCCACCTACAGAAAATAGGTTATTTTAACACCAAGTGTTTGACAAATAATCTTTAATTTGCCAGAAGGAATTGAGCATTCGCCACGTTCCCAAGTGCTTATTGTTCGTTGTCCACAACCAAGCATCTCAGCTAATTGTGATTGAGTCAATTCGTTCTCAACCCTTAAGATTCTTAGCTTCTTTCCAATAATTTTATCTAATCTACTGATCGTTTTTGCATTCATTGCGGCAAGACAATTAATCTATAAATTTTTAACCCGCCTATATAATCAAGTAACTTTTACGGCAAGAGTGTTAACCTATATTTACTGTACCCTTAACTATCTTTCACGTTTCAGATTGAGTCAAGAATATAGATTGATTCATATTTTTTGCATAACCGATAGAGAGTTTTTGAGTCCCATTTCTTTCCTCTTTTTGTTTTGATCCCTTCATCATTCAAGAGCTTAGTAATTTTTGAAGTGGATAATCCTCGATTTCTAAGTTGTATCACTTTCATAATTACGACATGTTCTTGCTTGTCATAAGCAAATTTCTTTATACCTTTATTGTTCATTCTTAGATGAAATCCAAAAATACCGTTCTTTCCATAATGATAAAATTTGCGATTTGGTTTTTCTTCTCTCTCAAAAAACACAACTATTTTCAGCTCTTTATGTTTATTCGGTTTGCAAAAATCATTTAATCGATCAACATTCCTGATAAACGGAAAAAACTCATTGATAGGTTTAACTGATACAGTATTAGGAACTTTAGATTTTGCTTCTTCGCTATCGATAAAACGTATTTCTTCATTGGCGTAATATGGATTTTCACCCCTTGAACGATCAACTATAAACATTGTTATGTTTACTATCTCATATTTTTCTTGTTTAAGATAAAGCCTTAAGTGAGAATGAACAAGTATTTTAGCGTTCAATACCACAAATTCTTTAAGTAGTTCTTCATTGGACATAGGATGAACATACTCGAATACAAAACTTTCTCTACTCATAATCTTTCCTCAAATATCGTTAAATGAAAGTCCCGAATGTCTCATACCCCTTTTGCGTTTTCGTTTTACAATATATCTGGTTTGCAGCTTACGTCGATATAGTTCCATTCTTTATTCTCAATAGCCATATTTTACATATATTAGCTAATTAGTACATACTTGTCAATACTTATTTTAAATATGATAGACTTTTTTTATGGAAGACAAAAAATACATAAAATACATTGCAAAACGCATAAGAGAGTTAAGGGGCGAATTGACTCAAAAAGAATTTGCAAAGAAAGTTGATCCGCTATCACAACAACGTGAAATCTCAAAATGGGAATCTGGCAAACATTGGATATCATTGAGAAACCTATTTAGAATAGCTATAGCATTTGAAAAAGATCTATCCCACTTCGACCCTAGACACAAAGATATAGAAATAGAAATAGACGAAAAAGGGGTACTATTTTTGCTTGATTCTATCCTTAGTCATTTGGATAATTTAGATAGTGCAACAAGAGCTAAATTTTACAAAACGCTAAAGGATAAAATCAATGAATAAATACCTCTATATCCTCTCTCTCCTCATCCTTGCCGGTTGTGCCACAACTGCAATAAACTCATCTCCACAAGGGGCGAAAGTTTACATACGTGGTGATTATGCCGGTGTTACTCCGCTTGCCGTCGATCTTACCGGTTTTTGGGGTGAGCGCTCCGCTCTTATCCGGTGTGAATACAACGGCCAGGCGCAAGAAAGAATGATCGTCAAAGGCTCAACAATCCATAGCAACTATACAACCGGGAGTATCGGAGAAAGTACCTCATGGCCGCCTGAAATCCATTTCAATTTTTCCGGCCGATAACAATAAAATCACATCCCGGCATAAAATGTGCTATATTCAATTGTGAAAGAACAAAAACGCTATCACGTTCTTTTAGCATTGCCGGGAACGCCCTCCCGGCATGTTTTTCTACAAGCCTATCAAGCAGCAAACTCAAGTTAGCAAAATTTGACGGGCTATATATGCAAACATAATGCCGTACATGGGGAAATTCATAATTCCAGCAAAATCAAGCCTCACACACAGATACCACGTTGTGATCTGTAACAAAATATGACAATCATAGCCTGTAATAGTCGCATTCTGTGACACTAATAAAAATCACTATGCCGATAGTAATTTTTGCTAGTCTGTCGCAATTTGTTACATACGGTGTCACAATTTTATACTGACAAAATAGCACTTGACATGCAAAATACGCGATGCTACTATAATAATAGCATGTGTCCATAGAATTGAAATTTGTGATTGAGATTGGCGAAGCACGTAAGCGAAATTTTAATTTTGCTTAGTGCCAAGCTCAAGTAATCGGACTAAGGACGCATGAGGATTGAAACAGGTATTATTTTAATAAGGCACACATCCATATTAAATTACCTCACAGGCCGGTAAAACCTTGATTTTACCGGCTTGTAACTTTATGTGACACGTTAATTGTTAATTGCTAATTGAGACAAGGAGAATCCAACCATGAGCCAAACCTACGAACCTTACCAAGTCCGGCGTGAGGGCAATGCCCCTATATCCTTTGATGGCAAAATCCTTTTTGAAGAGGATACATATTACTTTAACGGCTCGAATCAAGCCCGATGGTTTGAGGCCAAAATCTACGAAACCAAAACCGGTAAATTCGTTGCCGAATGGATATATCATACCAATTGGCAGGGGGAATCAGACCGGTTTTTCTGTGAGATTGTCGATACAGACAAGGCGGCCAGGGAGGAGTTAAAATCCTTTTCCCCTCAAGACCTCGAAAAGATCGGATTTCCCGATAGACCTCAATACACGGATCGTCAAGCAAACCTTTTCCGGCATCTCAAGAGAATGTGGGATCATATAATCTCAGAAGCCCTTGAGGATATGCCGGAACGCATTTAATCCCCTCACAAGCGGTGAGGCATCGCCTCTCCGCTTTCCGCCTGGCCGTAAACCACAATGATCATCCATACACCACTATCATATTCTACCCCTAAAAGCCACATATACCCCTGCTTATAGCCCCCTGTAAATATATTTTATATGTTTTTGTGATAAATTTTCCGACCTTATATTATTTGGGTTTCAGCCCGATTTTGCTGTTATTTTCGCGTCCCCTGAAAAATACCCCTTGACATACCCTGAATCTGGGGTATACTGTCTACAGTACGATAACAATAACAATTAATTAAGGAGAACCGAATGAAAAAGAACGAAACCCACAAACAAGCCATCAAGGCCGCCGGATTGAAAGTTGAGTACGCAGGATCGAAACAAGGAACCTTCTATTGCTCGAAGGGCGAAACCGGTTGTTACTATGTAGAATATCAGGGCAACGGATCCTACCTTGTGGCCCCGGTGTACTCAGATGAGCATAGCCTTGTAAACGTCGGTATCCCCACAAGAGCATGTAAGAGCATGAGCCGAAAGATTGAGGCTAAACACGAAGAGTTGAGAGTTGCCGCCCTGGAAGATGAAAACGCCGCCCTGAGAAAAGAGCTTGAGGAAATGAAAGCTTGTGAAGGTTACGAGGAAAAGACAATCTTGAGGCTCATCGAGGAAAAAGAAGAGATTGAGAAAGACAAAAAAGCGCTCGTAAACGTTGCAAAGCTTAACGCTAAAGAAATGCAAGATTTGAGAGAAAGCAAAAAAGTCATGATCGAAGAAGCTAAGAAATACATGAGAGAGTTGCATGAGTTGAGATATAAAGTCAAGGAACTTGAGGCAAATAACTCCGACCTCAAAAGGATGTTGAATCCTAACGCTTACTCTCAAGCCCGAAATGTTGGCTAGACCTCCCGGCCTCCGGCAAGGAGGCCCAACCATCTAAGCAAAAATATTCTAAGCCGATCTAAACCGTAAGTCAAGCAAAATCAAGGGAAACAAGATGAAAGAAGTCGATTACCTCATAACCGCAAACCTTCACCGGCTCCGTATTGTCGGATTTGGCCTCAAGGCTTGTATCCCGGTCGTAACTGAAGGTATCGATACAAGCCTATTTGAGACGGCACAGAAGGCAATTAACGCCCTGATCGACCAACATTACCAGGCCCTCGACTTTGAGGATGAGGACGCCTTAAAAGATGAATACGTGCCTGATAGGATTTTAGGGTTTCGGATTCGCCCTGTTGAGAAAAAAGACGGCGGCAAGACATATCAGAAATGGTATGCAATGTTACAAATCCAGGGGGAAAAAGCTAAGATTTATATCGGTGATCTGGGTAAAGCCGAGGAAAAAATCAAGGCATGGCTGGATAAACACTTGGCATTTAAAACGCTATGGAAGGAGAAGCACGGCAAGAAAAGGTAATTTAGAATGTGTCGGACGTCCGACACTTTGACATGAGACACGTTAATTGCTAATTGAGACATGAAAGGTTTTAAGATGAGAAAAGATACATACAAAAAAATGCGGGGATCTTACGGCGAAATCCTTTTCAACCCGGTGTGCAACTTTATGGGAGAAATCCGCCGCCCTGCTATAAGCCGATACAAGCAAAAGATCGCTCGTACACTCGTACAAAAGGCCGGAGAGGCAACGAAAGTTGATGAGCACGGCTCATGGGATTTCGGTTGTGAATTTGACGACAAGGGAAGAGGTGAGGCCCTTAATTGGGATTTGTACGACATGCAAAAGGATATCCATTCCGGTAAATGGCTTGCCATCATCCAGGTGAGGCAGTATCGAAAAATGTACAAGAACCAATACGGATCCGTGAGGAAAAATTACTTTCTTTTGGGGCGCAATGAGGACGACTCGGTATTCGCTCACAGTGTTGAGGCAATCGTTGTCAGAAGGGCGATAAGTGACGGCATATCCCCTATTGACCGTGTTCAAAACTGGCTTTTCGATACCGATTACAGTACTTGCATACGTCAAGGTGACGTTGCCCTTGTGCCTGTCAGACGTCCCGCTAAGGATGCAAAACCCTTTTTAGGCGGCCCGGTAATAATTGAAGGGAGCCACGTCCTTTCATCTGATACGATTAGGGCAAACGGTGAGGTATATGCCCTCAATCCCAAAATGAAGCATGTACCGGGGACACATCCCAGAATAAGCGGTGAGGGATGGCATAAGGTTGTTGTGGCAAAGCGTAAAGCATTTTGGTCTTTTTCGGCACCGACAGCGGATTAAATAGGGGAATTGTCGGACGTCTGAGAGTGTCGGACGTCCGACACTTTTCGACGTCCGACAAAAAGGAAACCAATTATGATTATTATATCATTAGTATGTAGCAAAGGCGGAGTAGGCAAAACAACAACCGCCGCCGCCCTGGCCGCCTATCTCCATGTCAAGAAAAAGAAAAACGTCCTCATGCTTGACGTTGACTCTCAAGCCTCCCTCTCAAAACATGTCGGCGTTAATACTCCCGACATCACGCTTGATGAGATTATTTTACAGGACAGGACGCCTAAAAAAGCAATCGTTAAAACGTCTTGCGGGGACATCATCCCGGCCGGTATCGGCCTTGCCGGTATTGATTTGGTGATCGGAGCAAATAGTAACGCTCTTGAGACGATCATAAATGACGTCGGCGGCAACTATGACTATATTATAATAGATACGCCTCCCTCTTTTTCATGTTTATCTGTGGCCGCTATTACACTCTCTCAAGCGGTCATCATCCCGGTTACGCCTCAATATCTTTCATTAGAGGGATTACAACAAATCCTTAGCAATTGGGACGCTAAAAACCTTTTGGGAGTGTTGCCGACCATGGTTGACCGGCGAAAACGTGTCACAAATGAAGTTTTAGCCCTCTATAAAAAACACTTAGGCGGAATGCTCTACAAGGCCGAAATTCGCCAAAACGTCAAACTTGAAGAGGCTCCGAGTCATGGAAAGAGCATTTTTGAATATGCCCCAAGGTCAACCGGTGCAAAATGCTATGAGGATTTTGCAAAAGAAACACTGAGGAGAATCAACAGATGTCAAAACTAGGTGATATATCTTTCGGGATGTTCGGCAAAAACGGCAAGCCCACAAAACCCGTTTACCGAATGCTTGATATTCGGAAGCTGGATCCCGATGAAACAAATTACCGCCGGTCAATCAACGATGATAGCATGGAAGATTTGGCCGACTCGGTCAAATCTGTGGGAGTCAAAACGCCTCTTGTGGTGCTGGTAAGCAAGGATCGATATAAAATCATAAATGGACATCGGCGCTATCAAGCGGCCGTTAACGCCGGTCTTGATGAATTGCCTTGCGTGATTTTCCCCTCTATGAATGATGAGGAGTTGAAAATCAATCAATTCTTAGATAACGAAATGAGAGAAGACTTGTGGCCGTTTGACCGTGCCGAAGCCCTGTCCGACCTCAGAACGCGATTAGAGGAAAGTGAAGGGCGGAAAATCTCTCAAAAAGAGCTTGCCGGGATGGTAGGATTAAGCCGGAGCCGGGTGAGTGAATTGATATCGATATTACGGATCCCTGAGAGCAACCGGGAAAAGTGTCGGACGTCCGACATATCAAAATTGATCCTAATAGCTAAGGAAAAGGATCCGAAAAAGCAAGATGAGATTTTGAAAGCCGACTCAGTGAGAGAGGCAAAACAAAAAGTGTCGGACGTCCGACACTTTGAGAAAGGTGATCTTAGCGAAGCACAAGCGAGAGGATACAGCGGCAGGGATGAAATGCCGGAGCCGCCGAAATGGGACATTGACGCAAGCCCGAAAGAGCTTGAAAAATTCGGCCTGATCGATGAATTGAGTCCGGATGAAATACACAAGGCGCTCGTTGAAATTTCAATGCACGTCGGTACTAATGGCGAAAAGGCGTTTGACTTTTTGAGTGTGGGAGGATTAAGAGCGCTTGGGAAAGTTATCAAGGATTGGAAAAGCTCACACGGATTTTGAAAGGGACACAACATGTTGCACATAATGAATAGCCTTATGATGCCAAGGCCGGGCCTGGTTTACCGGCCAGAGTTGATAACGGCAGATGAGGCTCGCAAACTGTTTTACGAGCATGCAGATGATTTTCGGCAGTACATCGGATACCCGAATGCCTGCAAGGTGTTGAATCAATTGTTTGGCACCGATTTTAAAACCTGTCGCGACAAAACGCAGGTGAAAGCCGGCGATACAATGCTGGCTATGACGCTCAGATATCGCGTTGATCCGCATGAGAAAAGAGGCAATCACGGCGCTGACATGAGCGACTATGATTTTTATGTATGCACGGTAGATCGGTTTTAGGTGTCTGATAACATAGCTTATGTGAGATTCGCCCGGGTGACCGGGCAGAAAGGAATTGAAGATGAATATCGAAGAAAAAATAAAAGACATCGTGCGGCAAGGTGCGGGGATCGTTTACAACGACGATGGGCCTGGAACTGGTGGCCCTGGGTACGCCACCCCAGAAACCATTAAAGAAATGATTGAGGCCGGTGATTTCGCAGACGCTGAAATCGTACCGCTCGACGCTGATCTACAGAAGTACTCTTTTGAATCGGTGGAGTGTCCACTATGCGACGAGACGGAATGGATACAGATCGAATTTTCGCGCAAGGACAACGGATATCATCAAATAGCTTGGATTTGGTAGTTGACACACCCGCCCCTACCCAGGGGCACTGGGAACACAAGTGCCACGAGAATCGTTATGTGACTCTGGAGGAAGAAGTCGATGAATATTGAAGAAATCAACGATACGTGCCTAACCGAAAAATGGGACGAGTCGTTAGAATGGACCATCGATCCCGTAAAGAAGCTGTCCCCCGAACTCTCTAACAAAATAAGAGAGATGCATCCGGGTATTTTTACTGGACAATATTTCAAAATGAAAGATATTTGGTACTTTGAGCGCATTTCTGAGGATTTCCCAGAAGCCAAAAAATTGGCAGATGCGATCAAGACATATGGGCGTATCTGTATCGCAGAAAGCGAGCAAGAAGAGCAAAAGCCGGTCAAGCCTGCAAAAGAAAGCAAGCCTAAGCAGACGATTAACGAAACAGGTATTGACAGCATACAAAAAGCATTGATTGAGCTTAGCATGTATGTGCGCGAACATGGCACAGATACGCTGAATGCTCGCACACAAAAAGCAATGCAAGCAATCGTGGATTGGAGGGAAGGAACATGATTTGCCCGTACTGCAAAAAGCCTGTGTCAGGGTTCGACGAAAACGACGAACCCGAATTTCATGGGACCGAAACAGTCCTTTGGAATCACGAGGAGCGTGGAGAACGTGTGCAATTCAGTGAGGTGCAATCATGAGCGAAACAGAGGGTGGTTGCTGGAGAGAGCGTGCAAGGCTGCAAACACAGACGATAAAATCATGCCCATTTTGCGGAGAAGAGGAACGGATTTATCCTTACATAAGCGAAACGTACCCCAGTAGACATTTTGTGGGGTGTGTTAATTGTAGAGCACGTGGCCCCGAAACCTGTGATAGCAAAGAAGCTATTCGAATGTGGAATTATGCGCCGCGCAACTATGACTCTAACTGTGAATGAGGGAATTATGAAGATAGAAATTGAAGTTATCGATAAGGTCTTCGAGTTTTCAACATTTGAGGACTGGGTTAATAATGCAAAAAAGCGCTTTCGCAAAAACAACGTTTACCAAAATAACACGATATGCGTTGACGGTAGCGGCAACCTTTGCGTAATCGGCAAGAACTTTATGAAAGCGCGTGATGATAACGCCTTTCCCGTGAAGGTGTATCGTGTTGGATTCTAACGTCTGATAAATTAATTTATGTGACATTGAAGACAAGGCCCGACATAATGCCGGGCCTTTTTTACGGGATGGATAGAGCAGGTGTATAAAGATCGGTCTCTTTTATTGGGAAGGGATGACCTCTTTTATGTTCGCTGTTTCTTTGCTTTCAAGCGCGTGTACTTGTCGGGACAGCTCTATTAAAGTTGAGTTTAGCTCGCGTTCTTTGTTCGCCAACTGCTCAATTTGAGCTCTCGCAAGTTCGCGCTGATCGTACAACTCGCATTTTTTTAGTTTTAATTCTTTTAAATTCATTTTGCTTTCGTCCTTTAAGCGTTTTCTGCCTTCGATAAGTCGACAACCTGTCCGTGTATCAACACTTTCAGCGTTTTCATCTTCGTATACAATTCACCACCGCCGGCCCATCCGACGTCGTCCCAACTGAGAGAGACAATCGTGCCGCCGTTTTCGTCGTCGACCACTTCGTCCGCGTTTTCTATCGGGATCGTGAGTAGGCAGGATTTTTGTGATCCGGCATTCCTCGCGGCTTTGCTCACCCATGCGTTAATGTTTAGCGAGCCACTTTTTCTTACGTCATCATAATCTCGCTCCAGCATGAGATATGATGTCTCATTTTGTGTCAAATCGTGATTGCTCGGAAACTCAATTGCTAATCCCATATTCTCTCCTCTATGCGACATCCGCTAACGCGGTAATCTCTGAATAATAAACGATAAACCGCAACACTCCGCCTGAAAACGTCCCGCTGTCGGGCGTGACTGCAATATCAGCCTCACTACTGATAATTTCCGGGGTAATCAGCGCACCATCTTTGGTATTCTGTGCAAACGCTTGCCCTGTAGCAAGGTTTGTTGTTGACCCTCCCGAGAAAGCGATATCTAAAGACGTTGCGCCATCTCCTGATATCACGGCGGTTTCGGTGTTGTACTGCCACCCGGTTATCTTTGCGCCGATTGGTACGTTGACATGGCAGGTACTTGACGCGCCGGAGAGCGTTACAGTCGCCTCACTATGTTTTCGTGCCTCTCCTCCGCCTGTGCTGGATTCTGCGGACAATCCGCCGTATGCTGCAATTTTCCCGAGGTAGTTAATGTAGGCCCGCTCGGTGATGAAGTTATCGCTAAAAAACGACGCTATTTTTGCGCCTGTGGTTGACAAAGAATAAACGTTTCCTATTTTTGCTGCAACTGCCGTTGTCGAATCTTGATATAACCCGTTTAATTTCAACGAAGCAACGCTTCGCGGTCGGTATTCAGCGAAACGCATTAGGCCTGATTCGATTCGTCCTGCATTTGAACCTCCGATCGCAAAATCAATAACGCTACCGCCATAAATGCCCGTGCCATCTGCACCGATAGCTATAGACGGCGCCGCCGCACTGCCGGCGTCTGCCCTCACCGCGCTACCGACGTATTTCCCGAGGTAGTCTATATACGCCCGCTCGGTCACGCCAGCATCCGACGTAAACGACGCAATTTTTCCACCCGCCGTGGTAAGCGCGGTAGAATTTCCAAATGTCAGCGCGGTGTTCGCGCCGTCTGCAACCGTGCCGAGAATCGATGACGACAGGTACAACGAGCGCCAACCGATCGACGACGTGCCGAGATCGTCGGTGTCGTCTGTATCACTCACCAATGCCGTGTTAATCGCCACGCTGGACAGGTTCGACAATGCCGCATTAGCGCCGATCGCGTCTGTGAGCAAATTGATCACAGTGCCGGCGGCATTGCGCACATTAAACGCGCCGCTCTCATTGTAAAGGCGCAATGTGCCAGCGTCTGGATTGCCGGGCGCCGCAATGCTGTCAAAATCTATATAGCCGCTACCCTCCCATTGAACAGCATTGCCGCTACTGCTGTTCCCCCCTCGGCTAAAAGACGAATACAGCGTACCATCAATGCTTCCAGCATTGCCGGGCGCGCCTGACAATGTAAGCGTGCATATCACTTCACCGCCTACAGGTATATCCATGTCTGTGAGCTGCGCATCGCTTTGGTTGCGCGCTTCTGCGGTGTACATGTTGTCTAGCACCTTATCATTGCCATCTTCGCTGTCTGTAAATGCAACATCTAGCGTGACATTGTTCGTCCAGTTTGGGATTGCTAAGTGCAATCTATTTATCAGCGGCATGATAGCATTTTTGCTAAAATCAGGCTTAATGCTGATTGTTTTCACTGTTTCATCTGCCGCAAAATCTACGCTAAAGCTTTTTTTCCCGCTTGCAAAAATTTCTATTTCTGCGTCTGCCACGATTGCCACCTCCTTTCGTTATGCTGATATGCCGGCGTGCTCTAAAAGCAAGCCGGTGCCTGTAATCACAGGCGTCTGCCCGTCAATTTCTGCCCGCAGCCGTGCTTGCAAATCTTGCAATGCTATGCCCGGATGCTCACGCAATATTTTGCAAAGCGTGTATGTAAACACGCCCTGCCGCTTGCCGTCAATATATCGCTCGCTGGCTGTCTGATCACTTCTGCAAGCTGCCAGCTCTTTGACATGCGCTAAATTGCGCACTGTACGCGGTAAACGCATGCAAACGCCTTCAGGGCATACAACGCTTTTGGCTATCCAGCCGCCGCGTGAAATGCCTTCAGCGTGACAGCAATCTGCAATGATCACGCATTCGTCCATTTGCTCGACAATGGCTTTGATTTCATCGTCGATAAGCGGATCTTCCCACCGGTGGTCAGTCGTGATCAATACTTCCGCTTTGCGGTCAGGCTCGCTTTCATCGGGTATCTGCGAACCATGGCACGAAAAAGTAAATATTCCGCGCCTGTAGGTGTTGACCATCCATCGCAGAGCGTTTAACGTGTTGGCTTTCGTTGCCTCGTAATCTAACAATTTTTTGGCATCGTTTACGGTATCGACATTGTATTTGTTACGCACTGTGCTTATAACGTTGTGGCAATCATTTACACAGCCTTGCAGGTTCCAATGATTGTTCACCTTGTATTTATCGATGCCGAGAAACACGGCACCGTAGCAATCTTTTTTGCCGGCGTTTTGTGGCTTTGCCGGCAATGTCGGCGTTACGCCGCTTTTTAATATCGGGATATAAGCCATTTTTTTGCCATCCTCGCCTTGATAGCGTTTAGCTCACGATGTACTTGAGCTGTTTTCTTACCGGCCATCCTCGCGGTTCTCGCGTGATGACCATCACAATAAACGAACATATCTTTTAGTTTATCGATCTCTTCGCCGATGGTTTGATTTTCAGGTTTGTAGAGCATGTTTAATGCTTGCAACATTTCACCGCCTGTTTGAAAACGCTTTTCAGGATAAAAATTGCACGCCTTTTGATAAAAATCAATTGCGTCTTGCGTCAAGCCGGCATCGTAAAGCAACTCTGTTTTCCACTTGATTTTAGTCTTTACACGGACGCCTTCGGCTCTGACAGCCAACACATAAAACACTCTTCCCAGAGTAAATATATCGCTGGCCTTTGTAGCACTCAAGGCGTCATCTATCTGCTCTGGCGGGCTATATCCAACACTGCCTAGTGCGGTTTCCGCCATGGTTAGCGTTTCATCTGTTATCGCTTTTGCCAATCCAAAATCGATAACCTTGATCCTGCCGCCAGGTATTACCAAAATGTTATCAATGCGCAAATCGCGATGAACAATATCATCTCGGTGCAAAATGGCCACGGCGTTTAACACCTGCCTAAACAACTCAATGCCAGCATGGAAACGCCACCGCGATGACCAGATCCAATCGCGCAAAGTGTCACCATCCGAATACGACAAAAGGCAATACAGCGGATCTTCGTTAAGATCCTTGACGTTCGGAAAACAATCCTTGTCTAGCGTTTCAAGTGTACGCGCTGTGCGAATAAAACGTTCTACCGCCTGCGTTGCCAGATGCGGTCGGGGTATCTTTATAACCATTTTTGCGTTGAGCGGTAAATGTTTTACGACAAACAAAAAGGCCTCCGTGCCCATGCCGAGCACGGCTTCATATTTAAGCTTCGGAGAACAGCGCTCAATAAGATTTACGAAATGTTCGCTTGCGGTCGGTTGCCATCTACCGTCAATCTTGCGTTTGCTTCGCTCTAATATGCCTAAGATTGCGTCAATCGATTTCATCTTCATCCCTGAATTTTAATTGTTTCAATGGTGGCACGGGTGTTTTTAATTCGCTCTCTTCATCCGTAGCAACGCTTTTTTTCTTTAGCAATCTGTCAACCTGTGACCCCAAAAGCGAACATAAAAAACAAACCTTCTCAACATCCAAACGCTTGATAACGTTCAACGAATCGACATAGTAGATAGACACCGGCTTTAGACCACCTCGGGCATAGCATGGATAGCAAATCACAGTCTGTATTTTGCGCTCCACAATGGACAATGAAACGTCTTCCTCTTCATCAGGATAGCGTATGATTGCATCACCGCCGCCGTTTAAAACATCTCTTGCGATGCTTTTAGGGGGGACATACTTGACAATATCGGCGTTGACTGTTCGGCTAGATAATGATTGCAGGCTAGTCTTGCAGACTTTACGCTTGATAGACTTTTCGCCGCGCCTGTATACACGGTTCACTGTGCGCTCACTGATCACATAAAAAATGCCACGGTCAAAATGATATGTTGCAAGGATGTAAGCATTGAAAAATTTAGCAAAACCTTCCATGTCTTTCGGTGCTTCTGAAATTACTTTTTGCATCTCAATGCGAAGCTTGACTTGCTCCTGTTTGCTCAATTGATCACGCACCTTTTCTGGTACGGACAACTTAAGCTCTGCGGTTTTGCGCCTGGTTAGCTCTTCATCCTCATCAAAAAACAAATAGCACTCACCGGTGTCTAGCTCTATAAGACTTTCGTCATGTATGCGAGTTTTCCCGCTGCCAAATTTTGCACCGCAAAATCGTATACCATGATTGCAATGCAGCATCCATCCGCCAGGCGTACCCGGCAAGATGGACCCATGGCCTTTGCCTAAATCAAATTTGTCAGTTAACGCTATTGTGCTTTTAACGCGACGCTTGCCGTCATCATCGGTTATGATTTGCTTAAGATAACTCATCTTACATGCCCGGATTTACTACAGTGTAATCGGTAGAACGGTTTTGTTTGAAAACGATAAACACACATTTTTGCGAAAATATGTATGCGGCAAACAGGATCAAGATGAAAAATGTTATCAGCCCTTTGGGCATGTTTGGGATAAAAAGACACGTCACCGCTACCCCTAAAGACATTGACGATAGATGCGAGATAATTTCAAGGATATAGTAAGCGCTTTCCAAAAAGTCAAGCACGCCGCTTAACCGGCTTTCGTTGTCCTCATCGTCCTCATCGTCCGGTGTAGGGTAGCTTTCAGCTAAACGGACAAACGCCACTTTAGCTTTATCTTGGATAGAGCATTCTTGCTCTTCATCAGATTTTTGTTGTTCCGCTTCAGGCTTTTCGGTTTCCATTAACGAGAGTTCTGTTTCGTCGCTCATCGTCCTCTTTCCTTATCGATAACGCTAATTCTATTATCGCCTGCGTCTCTTCCGGCGTAGGTCTGCTTTCTAACCATTTCCGATCTTCTTTTTTGTATCTGCGGTCAATCTTGACCGCTTTGACAAACTGTCGAGGAGACATCATTTTTACTCGTCCTCATCGTCCTCGTGCCCGTTTTCGTTAGGCACCCACTCAGATGTGGATTCAAATCTGCCGCGATGGAAAGCGTCTTCCATGCCAGCGGCAACTCCAACTTCTACCGCATCACCCACCGCTTCGTTGATTACCGTTTTCAGGCCGTCATCCTTAAGAAAGTTTTTCTCCATAAACGCGATAAGCTCATCAATGCTCTTATCCCCACGCTCCTTGGACTTAGCCAACAGATCAGGCAGCAATCCAATTGCCGACTCGATGCTTTGCAACGTCGCCAAAACGCCTTTAGAATCGCGCGCTACTCCTTTAGGTGTGCTGGATTTATCACCACCACCGAACAACGAAGCGATACCATTAAACACGCTCACAAGGATTGTTACGGCTCCGTTTATGATTTCTGGATTAGTGAAAAACTCAAAAAATGGAAACGATCTCGGATCTTTCGGCCACTTGTCTTTTTCCTTTAACTCCGCAACAACCTTGCTGTAGATGCCCGGTTCAAGCTGGCGAAACACCTCCTTAATGAAATAAAGGATCTTGGTCCAGATAACGATTACCTTGTCTTTCAAGGCTAACAGCTCAGGCCAAACCGTCTTGACCCAATCGATCATCCCTTGTATCTTCGGCCATTTGTCACCGAAAAACGCTATCAACATATTTATGCGTTCGATGATATCGAACACGCCCTTGACAGGCTCTCGCCACATGTCCGCTGTTTTATCCAGCAAATCTTTTTCGTTCTTTCCCATGTCTACCTCCACTGTTCGAACGTTCGAACACTTCCCGATTAATCGTCAAAAATTCCACAGCCGTTCGTTTCTCTCAGTTTGCCCTGCAAGGCGTTTACCGTTGCTTTAAGTGCGTCGGCGTAGTCAATCACGCCTACAAGCGCCGTTCTCACGGATGTCAAATCCGTCTTTAGTTTGTTGATTTCGTCTACCAGCGAAGCATTTATTGTGTTTAGGTTGTCATCTTCCGCGTTTAGTTCCGTACGGATCGCGCCGATGTCGACAATCAATTTGTTTATTTGATCACCTGTGCTGGCAAAATTATCATTGATCGCCGTATCTGCGCCACTGCCGGACACGGCGCCGATTGTTAACCCGGGCGTGCCGCCGCTGCTGTCGGTCATGGTTGCCGACGTGTACGCAGCAGGGTCAATGACCAACGCGGCTATAGTATCGCTCGGCGTACCTCCGCTATTGTCTGTTAGCGTCTGCGCTGTTATGGCGTCCGGGTCTGCCTGCGTTGTGCTATTATCGGTAACGGTTGTTCGGTTATCGCCAATATCATACGTAGACGAAAACGGGCCACCAACTTTTTCATCGATCAATTCCAAATCGGTGTCAAGCACGGCATCCCAACCCTGTAGACTGTATCCAAGCGTTTCAATGCCTGATGTCAAAATCGCCTTCGACACAGACTTGGCCTGCTTGTCGACCTCGATTTTTTTCATAAACCGTTCGAACTTATATTTAAACCATGCGCTTCGGCCTTCGTCGTCTAGCTCTACGGCCTTCAATCTTTTTTCGCTCGCTAATTTTCTAGGCATGTGTCACGTCCTGATTTGCTATATATGTACCGTCACCGGCACCGACGCTGAGCGTCAATGACCTGCTCAACATTCCGTAATTGCGCATTTTTACAACCACCGTTGTAGCGCCTACCGGTATCGTTATTGTTTTCTGTGTCAATTCTGTGTACTCGGTTGTGCTGCCGTAGACCAATTCAAAATCGCCTTCATGCGGAAATTCTGGTCCTTGATCGGTGTACGAGTCTTCCGGCTCTGTTCCCGATCCGCTGTAATCCTGCGTATATGGCCAAATCGTTAAGGCTAAACTTGTCCCGGTTCGAACACCAACCAATCTACCAGCGCCCCACGGCGTCTTGCCTTTCCACTCCGTTGTAACATGTATGGCGGTTGCCGATGCGGCTTCCCCCTCAGTCTCCAACATGTACGGCACAAATTTTACGTAGAAATCGCCAGATTTGACCGCCGGCAAAATGTTTTGCATGCTAATATTTGTAATCCACACATCATCGTCAACAGAGTGCGCCTGCCGTGGCGTGTGCAATCGATTACGAATAATACCTGTCAACCTATATGCGTCATCCCCCTCCGGCGTCACGGTCTGAAACGTCATCATTTCATCATTTATGATGATAACGCGGGATGTGGCAAACAGTTCAGACCTTGAAATCGTTGCAAATTCAGGGTCTTCCCTTGTCGGAGTGTACAAAATTCCATTTTCATCATCGATCGTTTTAGTGTCTATCGGGTACGCCTCATCAAGTGTTCCGTGCTGAGAAAAACCGCTAAAATTATCAACAAGGTTGTAATCAACATTGTCGTAAGAGAACATCAAACTTAAGCCGGTTTCTTCTCCGATTCTCGCGGCAAGCACCAAAAAGGCCGGGTCATGCCCCCACGAACGCGAAAACGGCAACTCAAATAACCGTTGGTTGACAAACGGTGTAACGACTGTATTTATACCGCTTCCAGCGCTACCGCCGCTGGTCCAGTGCTCGTCGTCAAACATCGCTTCAACCTGCTGGATGGCTTTAAATTTAAGCTGATTTTTATCGATCTCCTCCAGGCTCACCGATACGACACGAAAAGCCATCGAAACAATGCCATAATCGGAGTGGCTGACACCAATAACATCGCCCAACTCCAAACTATGAAACCCTAAATTTGTAGTAAATTCAATACTTGCAGCCGGGTAGCTCAAACGTTTTCCTATTTCTGCGATGCGTTTTGAGGCGATGGTCAGATTGTGAAATCCTGACAAATCTATCGTCTTGCGCTTTTCGCCTACAAAGGCAACGTTCGCGTCGTTGCGCCACGCTACAGATCGGCGTGTATAGTCCATGTCTTTATCGGTGTAGTTGCCGATAAAGACGTTGGGTGTGCCTTCATAAGATGGTCTGGCCATCTTGAAATCAAGAAAATCACTTTTGGAAAGCGTCACCGTGCCCGTAGCCGTGGGATCATAAGGGTTTAATTTCCATTGTCCCTCTAAATCCTGATACAATATGCCGTCGACGTATCCCAACACCTTGCGCACCATCTGAGCAAAATCCATCTGGCTGTTAAACACAAGATTAAGCCCGTAATCCCTGTCCTCCCAATAATCCGCCGCCGCCTGAAACGACGCCTCATCAATATCTAAATCATCTGATAGAAAACCGCTGTGATTAACCATCAGGTCATATATTATTGCTGCCGGATTGCTGCTGCCGTCGGCGTGATTTGCGTTTGTAATGACGGTGTCGTCTAGCTCTTTCTGCACGACATAATGCACTGTCGGCATGTACGTTTTGTTTTTCCCGAGGTACCATTTGTACCAGAAAATATGAGCTACACCTAACAGCCTATTGGCGTTATCGCCTGGTCGGTCTGAGTAGGTGTCCATCGTTCCATCGTTCCACGTCGTCGAATTAGCCGAAACGGTTCGTTCTTTGTCTGCAACATAGGTTGTTTCAAGACTCACCTTACCATGGCAAATCGCTTGCCAGGCGTCGATGTAGTATTTGTATCCTGATATATAGCGTTGCGTCCCGCCACCGCCACCGCCGCCCATGCCTTTACCGCCGCCCATGCTGGACTCTTGATACTGCGCTTTGCTGCGAAAATTGCCGTACCATATTAGGTTACCGGCTAACTTGACCGTGCCGTATGTGAGCGCTACGGTTGTACCCTCGCGGACTTGTGTCATGTTTAGGCTGTCCATCGTGGCCGGCGCCGCATCGTCTTGATGTGCCGCGCCCTGCGATCCTTGCGACATCATCATGTATGCGGTCATTGCAACCGTGAGCGCTACGGTAACGCCTAACACAATGAGAGAAACAATGCCAGCATGATAAACGAAAACGCTTTGATGATAGATCACCGCCGCGAACGTATACAATAGAGTTGTCAATAGAACATCAACGATCATTTTAGGTGTAGCCTATACGTGTATGTGTGCCTGTTTCTATAGCCTTTGCTATACTGCTCAATGCGGACTTTATCGTTAACAACCGCGTGTAAAATTTGGTTGTCGTCGAGATATACAACACTATGATTTGAAAATTTTGTAAACATTTTGAAAATCATCCAATCGCCCCAAATCACTTCCTTTTCGTCGGCCTCAAAACGTTCCAAAAACAAACCATCGATCAAATCTTTTCGGTAGGTGTCGATACTTTTAAGTAGGAATTCTTCTCTTCCGTGCACCGGCCAGTCTCGCCAGTAGTAGCCCATATTCGGCAACTGCGGCAAAACGCCAAGTTCAACCAATGTTGCCGCAACAAACAACACGCAATCCGCCGCCCTGCCTTTTAGCACGGTAGCATGCCTATACGGAGTTCCAATCCAGCTGCGCAGGATTTTTTCGTAGCGGCTTTTGTTTTCTGGTATGGCAAAATATGGTGTCATTTTAATCCAAACACAACCGGGTTATTATTGGGGATATAAGGAAACCCAAGGAAGTTGTCAAAATTGTTAAACTTCGTTTTGCAAGTCGCCGGGGACTTATCGCACCCGGCGACAACGATATACCAACCAGAATCAGCATACGGGAAAGGAACGTTAACTCGAAGCATACTCCCGCTGTGATACGTAACAATGCGTTTGTCTAGCAATCCGTCATCGAAAATTTGACCTCCGGTCCAATACCCGGCGGCATCCCCAGCTAAATCAGCATTAGTTAATTCTGATCCATTCCACGAATTGTCATTTTTGGATAGCTCGCGATAATAACTATTAGCGTCGACGCCGCACCTGTCATCGAATAACTGATGATTGCAATAGCTCTGATATATATATGGTGGACATTTGCGTCCAAAAATTGAACTCCCGCCGATACATTGCACGCTGACTTGCTGATCTTTCAAAGAGAATGCTTTTACTCTCCCCCTGAGAATAGTAATTACAAAATTGTTCGGATCAGAAACAAGCACTTTTCTGATTAGAACATTGATTGGCATTACGGGGTAATTGGCAATGTAGGAGCTGAAAAGTGGAGTTAAGTTTGCAGACACCGTGATTGATTGATCTTTGAAGCCGTCATCCTGCTTTACCTGTGTGCGTTTTATCGTTGTCGGTTGGTATACATATCCACCATATGTGATTGGCTCTGAAAAAGATGTCAATCGCTCGTGCTGCTCAAAAATGCCTTCATATCCGATGCCGTTTTCTTGATATACCCAAAAATCATATATCTCGGCCATCGCTTCGCATTGAATTTCCTGCATTTTTACGAGCAAATCACCCATTAATCCATCTCTCTATTGCATTCGACAAAATTTAGTGTTACATCGCCGACGTGATGATTTATTGATTTGATATCAAAACGATCATCGCCAAACCTCACAAGATACATTCGACTAAAAAGCAATACATCCGATATATCAAGCGCAGCGGCAAGAACGGTGTCCAGGTCTAACCTCGTCACATCGCCGACATCGTCCGCGTCGGTTATTTGGCGTGTGATCACATCCCCGTTTGTTTTTTCGATATAGATTCTCTCGTTATTCGTGCCAAGCGTTTCATCGAAAAAATGATTAGGGGCAACTTCTAAATAGGTCGCACCTAATGAAGCATTGGAAACTAACGAAAAATCATTTGAAAATGACGGACACCAAAACGCCTCATGTCTACCGTTGCTGTCTGCAAAAAACGACAGCAAATTAAATTCGTCTTCTTTTTCCATCGCAGAATAGCCGAACTTCATTACAACCGGAGATACGCCGCCACTGTCAAAATTAAACATTTTGTGAATAGTGCCTGGAAACCCAAAAATTTTATGCGCGACATGGAAACTAAAATCTTGAGCTTGCGCCCAGTTTGGCTTGTATTCGAATATATCACTATGCGTTCCGAGTCCTGTTTTGTCATCTGCCATTACCAAACCCATCCATCAGGATCTTCATGCAAAATCGTTTCCTTGAATTTGATTATTATCTCTTTGCAATTATCGGTAATTGGATTTATCGTCGGCTTTTCAATCACCCCGAACACCGCCGGCCATATCCAAGTGCTTTCTTTCGCATAGTTTTCGCCTATCAACGCGCTAACTTCTATCCGGTCAACTAAGATGTCGTCAAGCAGGTACGTGTTGTATAGACCGCTCTCTTCATCAGAGAATATAAGCCTTTGCGTGTTGTAAACGTTTGCACAATTCAGATGGAAGTAATATTCGAAAGGATCGTTGGTGTATACATAAACCTGATTGTACAGAACATTCGTTGGTCGCATCACCTCGCTATAGATCGGAAACAAAACAATCTTTCCGAGCAGAAACGCTATGTCGTTTACGATGCGTTGATTCTCTGTATCAGTCATCAAAAACGACGCCTCCACCTCTCGTTGTGGATATCGATACAAAGGGCGTCGTTGCTCGTAATGATCTTTTGATCTTGCAACAACCGTTTCAAAAAACGTTTTGACTTTTACCGCTTTACCCCAATTACAGCGATAAAACCAGGGGTACACGTCGTAATCTTCATAGCTTAATTTGTACGCTTCAAGATTACTCATGTGCCGCTCATCCTAGCCTGAAATTCGTAGGGATTAGCGCTAATCATGTTCAAGATCGCCTGTTCCGCGGCTGGCGTTGTAGCCCATTGATCAAATAAATTGGGCTCTAAAATATTCATTATGTTAATGTTTTTATCCGCCGTTTGCTTCTCGCCGCCGTCTGTTTTAATCGTCGGCTGAGCGCTAACAGAGCCCCCGCCAGCAAACGCCGGAGCGGCAATGCCCGGCAAGCTTGTACGCAAATTTCTAAATGCCGCGCCCACATTGCCGGTCAATGCCGCTGCAAGTGGACTCCTGCCTTGCCTAATGCCCTCCAGGAAGCCAACACCGACTTGTCGCACACGTTCAGCAGGGATTACAAACTCACCATGTGATAGCCAGGCAGGGACATTGTCGGCCTTCTCGCCTGTACCTTGCGCGACAAAACCGCCTTCTGCGAAGCCTTGCGGTTGCTGTGCAGCAATCTTTGTTACCTGTATAGCACCAGCGGCAGCAACCAAGGCACCCATAGCTATTCCCATGATACCGCCTTGGCCAAGTGCTTTTGTAACGCCTTGCGCAACATTAACAATTGCTGTTGCCATGCTCACAGCCTTGTTAACCAAGAACATTTTTTTGTTTTCTTTGCCGACAACTTCGCTTAATTGCGTAAAGAGATTTGCGACACCGCCTGTTACATTTTTTGCATTGGATAGATACCCATGGAACACTTCGATTTGCTGCTTTTCGAGTAACTTTTCTTTCTCTTCTTTCTGCAATGCAAGAATTTCATCGAAGTGCGCCTGCATCAACTTCATGTCTTTGTAAGATTCAAGCTCACGCATATGTTTAGCTTGTAGTTGTGCAAGTTCCGCTTCATGCTTCAATGCGGTATCTTCGCTTGACCGTGCGCGCAATTCCGCAAGCTTCGCGTGCTGATCCACCGTTTCAAGCATTTCCTTGTGTAGCGCTTCTTCCTTACGCTTCATATCTGCCGCTGCAAGCGCTTCATGATCGATAACGTTATTCTTGTTTTGCTCTGATAGCTCCAGTTGCTTCTTGCCGATGTCGTCAATACTCTTGATCCACTTTTGCTTTAACTCTTCCACCTTCTTAAGCGCATCATCAAAAGCGTTTTGGGAGATAAGCTCCTTGATTTTAAACGCTTCGGCCTCCATCGGCGTGCCGGCAAAATTCTGCTTTAGCTGTTCGGTCAAATTGCTTATCTTTGTTTTGTAGGCATCAACAGAAGCTTTGTCAGATAACCCATACGTCGTTACATGCTCCAATGCTTTTCCAAGCTCTTCGGCATTTTTTTTGACATCAACAAGCGTTTTTTTGAAAACGTTTCCCCACTCGTAAACACCTACACCGCTTTTTCTCAATTTGTTAGTAATTTTCTTTTCTAACACATCAGCATGCTTTAAAAGCGGGCCAAGCGACATGGAAACACCGGGCGAAAAGAAATCAAGTATCTTTCGTTTGCTTTTATCGCCCAGAAAAGAGATGAATTTTCTTTGAATGATTAACCATAGATTATCGAGATTAGTTGACACTACCCTTTTGATCTCAACAAACATCTGCTTTACAAATTCAATCGGAAAGCTAACTATCAGAATGCCAAGGTTTGACATGAACATAAGCAAGCGATTATAGACAACATCCATAAACAAATCAAAAGAGGCAACAATGATTTCCCAGGTAATTTCTAAGGTTGAAACAAGCTTATCCATCGCCTTTTTAGGCTCTTTAATTGCAAATTGCACAGCTTTTTCAATGATAGAAAACAACTGATTGATAACGTTCGCAGCAACGATAAAAAACGCCTTAACATAAGAACTGTTATTGCGCCAAACGTCAAGCAACTTGTTTCCGACTTCTATGATATGAGGGAGAAGTACCCCAACAAATTCATTAAGGACAGATTCTTTGATTTGTTCAAAACGCTTGATTAGAACGGATGTTTTTTGAGACATCTTGGCGAAAGCAGAACTATAAGTAGTCCCGAGTTCCGCGCTGTCTTTCATCAACGCCCTTATCTCTTTAGATCCCCGCATCATAACGTTAATAACGTTAGATTGAGCGGTAACACCTACAAGGTCTAATGCTTCTCTTGCCGCTTTGGAATCCAAGGGGAGACGTTTCAAGGCATCCGATACCGCAAAAAATAGAGCAAGAACGGGATCGGTACTGCGGCGTATCGAATCCATATCAATACCAATTTGGCTTAAACGCCCCATCTTTTTTGCATCAAACGCGGTATTTAACGACTTGCGAATACCAACAAAAGCATATTGCAAATCTTGCGCTTTTGCTCCTGCTTCAAGAAGCGCATTGTCAAGAGCTTTTATTTTTTCGACATCTACACCAGCGCGAAAGGAGAGACGAAGAGACAACGCCGCTTTGTCAACAACCTCCCTTATCTTGTTGGCAAGACCATCAACAATACTTATAACGCCTGAGATGCCTTTCTTGATGCCAATGCCGAGATAATAAGGTATTAAAAGCCCCATCTTGACAAGCTTTACGAGAGGCCCGACAACCGGAAGAGAGCGAGGAAAAAAGTTTGCTATATTTTCAGCAACAGATTTGGAAGCTGTTTTAACATGTTTCTTGCCGTTCTTTATCCCTTGAGACAAATAATAAGGAATGAGCGAGCCAGATTTTACGAGCTTACGAAGTGGTCCAACTTTAGCTGGAGATTGGGGTGCATAATCCATAAAATCTTGTGCTGTTAAACGCCCCGCTTTTCTTACATGTTTGCCGCCTTCTTTTATACCGTTGCTTAACTGTTTCGTTATCTTTTCGCCGGACGCTTTTAACTTAGAACCTGAATTTTCAAGCCCTTGTACAGCGCGCTGCATAATGGCATCTTTAACGGCGTCAACCTTTTTGGGATCGACGGCGTTCAGCATAAAGTTTGACAAGGCATCTCTAACCCTAGATACGTCTTGCGACGAAAGCAACCCCTTTACTGATTTAGCAAAATATGATGTCAGTTGTTCATTTAAATGCTTGCCTGCAATCTTTCCTTCATTGCCTAAACTGCTAAGAGCTTTTTTAAGTGGCAGTAACGCCGTTGCAAGTTTTGTTTTATCAAGAGTTATACCCTTATGTATTGCTTCCGGTATCCTATCGGCAAAGGTTTTGTCTTTTGTAACAAGGGCAAACTTTCTAAGGCTTTCGGTTAATCCATTTAGGCGCTTTTTGAATGATTCTAATTTAGACGCACCCTTTAAATACATGTCCAGCGAAGCAAAAAAACCGGCTAATTTTTTATAATCAGAGGATGTCTTTATCTTTAAACCGGATGATGCATTTTTGTTAAAGTCAAAAACGGCAAGCATTGCCTCACTAGCAAGCTTTGCCACCCAATGAAACTCTTTTGATAGTGACTTCAACGCGACATCAAACTTGACAACAAAGTTTGATGGTAAAGAAACGCCTTTTACGGTTTGTCTTAATCCTTGAAATCCATTGCTAACCAAGCGCACAGCTTGTGCTTGATCTTTAAACTTTTGTTCTGTTTTGCCTAATGCTTCTCTTGCTTTTTCTTGCGATATCTTGACTCGATTCTCAATCTCTTTTATTGCGTTTTTTAACTTTTCTTGTCGTGGGATGTCGCTTTTAACTTGTAGTTTTTTAGAGGAAACATTTTGAAGCGCTTGAGCTGTTTGTGTTGCAAATCTCTTAGCGGCATTAGGACCGTTTTCAAACGCCTTGACGGTAGTGTCAATCTTATACTTTACAGAGCTTAACGCCTTGTTTGCCTTCTGTTCGATGTTCTCGATGTCTGCTGTCGATGCGCCAAGCGTTAACTGTAGTGTTGCCGCAATGACAGCAAGTTTTTTAATCATCTCTTGCGCAAACATGCGGAATTCTACAAGAGCGGATTGGAATTGTTTCGCCATCGGAAACTTCATTTTAGAAAGCGCTTGCAACGGCCTCAGTTGCTCACCGCTGCCCATCTTCCGCAAGACGTTTTCTGATTTATCCGCCTCCTTCCGCATCTTAGTGAAACCCTTGGCAACGCCTAACATCGCGGGCAATCCAGCTTTACCCAGCTTTCTAAGATGAAGAAATATAAGCACTAGAGACGACCGTACGTCACCAAAAAATGATTTTATCTTCAAGCTTGGCACAGTAAAAACGTTTAAAACAGACGTTATCATCGAATTGAGAAAGGGGAGTGCCATCAAAATACCATTAAACGGCCCAACGAATGTTAATATGCCAAACATTGCTGTTTTAAACATTCTGCCCATGGTCAATTCTGCTTGATGCAAACCGATATCTAACGTACTAACCAGTCTTGATGCGCGCTGCAACGGCGTCAATGAGGCTTCGCCTTTGCCGATTATCCGCCTAATCAAGACAGATATCTCTTGAAAGGCAAACTTCAAGACAAAAAAATCAAAACTGGAAGCGATCAGAGTTCTAAAAACGGAAAGCAAAACGTTAAAGTTGCGTGCAAGCAATGCAGCTTGATGATTTATTAGCTCTATCGGCAACTTTAAATGTTTAATTTTGTCATGCGCCGCACCCATTATTAAATCAGCAGAAATCAAATTTTGGTTTATGTATTTAGACAAGCTGCCAAAGCTGGATAACCTCCTATTAATCAAATCAAAAACCGTATTAATAGAATACATCCTCTGTGCTATCGTTGCCAACACTGTACCAGCCATAGCAGTGACAATAACGCCAATAACAGACAGCCTAGCTAAAAAGGTTTCTTGCGCAGATCGACCAGCTTTACCGATACGCCCGGCAGTTGTAGCGGCGACGTCTTGCGCTTGGCTTGCAACGCTATCAATAACTTTAGATGTACTTTGGGCTACTCTTTCAATGTTCTTGCTGATCTCATTAATCTTTTCGCCAACTTGCTCTATAGCATCGAACTTTACGGTGCCACCGATATTTTGCAACTCTTTAAGCTTCTTGTTTAGATCATCAAGAAGCTTAAAGCCTACTTCTTTAATGCGGATAAGGATATCTAGCGTATTGGCCATTTATCACTCCAAGTGTTCGAACGTTCGAACACTATTCGGTTTTCATAAATTGTTTCCATGTTTGCTCATCGGCGCCGATGGCTACACGGATAGCAACCGCAAGGTCTTGGGAGATAAAGCGTCTGATTTGGTTTGCAGCTTCGCACGAAGTCTTAAAAAAACTGTAGCCGTATTCCCACACGTCTTTGTGACCTGCCGTTATTAGGCAGGCAACTTGACGCAAGAAGGCTTTTTCAAATTCGGCGATACCTTCTTCATTGCTTCCTCTTTGTGGCGGGCGATTTCTTCCGCTGTCATCTCCGTGCGTGGCTTTACGGAGTCCACCGGCTTTTCTACTTCCTGGTTTTCGCTCGGCAAGTTCTTTGTTAGAGATGACACGTTTTCCCTGATATGCTGTTTGAACTCTTTCAACAAGTCCATCACTCCTGCGCCATCCAATATCCCCAAAAAATCGGCATTGACCTCCAAAAACGCATCATATAGCACTTTTGCTTCCGACGGGTATAAATCCATCAATTCATCAAGCGTGATGCCTGAGACGCTCTTTGCGAACACCTCTTGACCGATTTGAAGCATGTTCGACCATGACAAATCTGCACCGGCTGAAAAAGCATTCCTAACGTTCTGTATCATCTCGTTGATGACCTTGATTCTCACTTCGCCGACAGTTACTTCCTTGTCGGAAAGCTTTACCTTTCGTATCTTTCTCATTTTCCACCCCATTTTCTTTTAACTGAATCCCAAAATTTCTCTTGAAGCAAAGGAAAAATCTTGCTTCGATTCCTTGCAAACACCGGCGACATTACCGGCCGCTTCGGCACATGCAAGCTATTGGCGTGCGTGTCACGCTTGCTAACATGCCCACGCTTGCTCATCTCTCGCCATGCAATGCCAAGCTTGCGACGCATACGCGGCGTTATTCGGATACGATTGCCAAGTTGTACACGCTTGGCTATGCGTTGCAACTTGCGATCAAGTCTTGCACTGCGACCTTTCTTCATGTCGCGTGCTGAAAACTTGCCAAAGCCCATCATGAGCTTTTCATTATCAGGCTTGCCAAACACCACATAACGCGCAAATTTAGCAAGCCAATTGTAGGCACCTTTATGCTTAAGCAAGCGACGTCTACGCCACTTGCCGTTCACTTCGTATTTGTTCTTGTAGAAACGCGTCAATGGATGCGTTTTTGGCCACGTTCCATCGCCTTCACTTTCCATAAAATTGCGGATTTCGCCCATGAGAAGAAAGCCAACACTGCCTGTTGCGCTATGCTTCGCTGAACGAATAATTGTAGCGGCAAGCATGATAGCTTTTGCTTGTTTCTCAAAATGCGGAAATTCTACATTATATGAAAACTCCATTGTCATCTTGCAATAGGTCCTCTAAAGTTTTTAGGCACTTCGACAAACACTTCTGTATCTGTCCAAAACATCGGAAAATCTGTGTCTTGCAATGTGTCGCCAGCGCTGTAAATCTTCCCTACACCGCGAAGTTTATACAAAGCGTTCTCTGCCAGATGGCATAAATCAGAAGATTGCAACATGCCATCATAAGTCGTCTTGTTGTCAATAACGGTCTGCGTTTCGTTGGCAACACACACGGATAGATCACATGAATAAAGCTTGTATGGTCCCTTGTTGCCACGTTCTACTTTTGAGACGCTATAAATAGCAACGTATGGGCAATTCTCCTCACCCGGCGGATTCGCCTCATCAACGGCAAGGAACACTTTAAGCTGAGTAAAGCCTTGAGCAGTAACCCAGGATGCAACGTCTGTGTCGCTGGCTATTGCATCCCGGATTTGCTCTGATAGCGAACCTGAAAAGTATTGCGCGGTATACGCCATTATGCGGCTTCGCCTCTGTGATAAAGATCGATCAGGCCGTTGTAACTGGCGTTTGTCTCAAATTCGACCGCAAAAGACATTTGTCGCCAATCGTCGGTAATCATTGCAAAATCGCCTTCAGGCGTTAGTGTTGCATAACCTTTTGCATCGATATCGTAGCCTTCCGAAGCATCGGAGACGAACCAGAAATGACCACCGATACTGCTATCTTCTCCAGCGTCCACACGATACATGGTGATAGTTGCCGCGACATAATCTATGTGCAACACGTCGTCGGCTGAGATGCTACCACCATCTATCGGATAGATCAGACCGGCATCGAGTTGCAGGTAATAATCCGTGTCCTCTGTGTACGTGGTGGTGTCGGTGACATCCTGCACGACAACGCCTGAAACGCTCCAATAGCCCAGCGGTTGCCACTTAGAAAGCTTGGCAGTTAACGCCTGATCGGTCACGGTTGTTTGCGATTGCGTTACATCGGTCGGCGCATTCGCCATGAAAAACAACTGAACGTTTTCTTTCATCGCATCGTCGAGCACAAACTTACCTTTTGCAGTAAGCTGCACCACGACATTTTTGTCGCGCACTTTCAACCCTGCGCGGCTGGAAAAATGCTCCTTTTTTTCAAGCTCAATGTTTAAATTGAACTCCGAAGCGTTTCCCAAATCAACGTATTGATCGGCGGTGGACGCAAAATATAAGCGTCCCCTGCCCAAAGTCGGGTGATTTGTGTATGTATAAGCCATTTAATATTTACCTCGAACGTTTTTCTTGACAGTAAGTTTTGCCCATTGTTTATTTTTATATAGCACCTTATCAACTCTCCAGGTGTCTCCGTTAATCGTGACGGAATCACGGTAAGCAGGTGAAGCAACTTCGGAGATTTGCACCCATAAAATTGCATCATCATGCAATGCTCGTTTGCCGTCTTTGAGTTCTTCGCCGGGATCAAACACCGCCGTTATAGGCACACCAGCGTAAACGATGGTGTTCAAGCCGGCAAAGTCTTCCATATTAAAAAAAACGGACATGTCGCTAGAAAGCTGATCGGCAAAACTCATTACGCTAACACCTGAACGCATTTAAAAGCGTTCGGTTGACACAATGCCGCGATTTGCGAGGTGTACAGGCCCACATTCATACAAGAAGGAACCTTTTCGATCCATGTATCCGGAAAGTAATCCATGGCTTTACCTGCACACTCAACATGATCAATACCGCCGTGATGGATGTGATTTTTGGCGGCGGTCGACCCGAAAAGCACGTATTTGTCAGGCATAATATCAGTTGCGGTGTCATCAATTTTGTACTGCAAATCATAGACATAGATATCAATGCCTTCCACGTTTCCGTAGTAGACAAGCCCTTCGTACTTCTCTTCATATTTGAGGCGACCGATTTCAAAACGTCGGTTGTCAAGCATCGTTTGAACGGTTGCATGATCAATCAGATAATTGAAAGTGCTGTACCTCATAACCGCGATACGCGGAGCAAGCCCGGATCTGTTGACAATTTCAGAACGCCATTCACGAAATTGAGCGCACGGGTCAGAATTGGCAGAACTCCACAGATCGTCGCCGGCCAAAACTTCGATGTGTTTTCCTGCGCCGGTTTCATACCCCCATTCGACAACAGCATTCACGCCTTTGCCGTCAATCGTTGTTTGTCCGGTTCGAAGCGATTCGGATGCTTGATACTCTCTCAGGTTTGCAATGCGTTGATAAAGCTGTGTGAACGCTTCGCCGACCATTTCGTCGAGTGTACGGCCACCGTCATATATGGTTTTACCCGGTGCACGTTTTTGAAGGTCTTTTGATGTAATCTTGATGATTTCTGCCGTTTGCGGCAACTCGGTTGACTTCATCGTATAGCCACGCTTGTCAACAATACGAGGTTCTACACCGCTTCCAACGTATGTTGCAATCTCGTTACTGCCGGTGACTAAATCCAGGTCAAGATAGATCGAAGCAGACGTTCTTTTGCCAGGAAAAAACGTATCGGAAAGAAAGTTGTGCGGAGACTTGAGTTCTTCAACTAACACCATCAAGTCGCGCACGGCATAAGGATTATAAGTGATAGCCATGTGCGTCTCCTTAGCTTACGGCGTTAGTTTCAAGATAAATTCCCTTGCCTCGCAACTCTTCGCGCGTATTAGTTGCGGTGTGACCGGTGCCAAACGTGATGTCATCATCATTGAAAACGCCTCGTTCGTATGCCCACGTGGTCACGTCTGCCGATGTGGCGTCAACATCTTCACCGAGGATGCAATCCGGATCTTCCGATCCATCCACAGCGGCAGCAAGCGACTGTATGTATTTACCGCTACCAGCGGCAATCGTAACGGTGAACAGGTCACCAACAACGTAATCGGTTACGCCTTGGTTGATCAAGAAGTTAAGAAATTCGCTTGTATAAGCGGTTGCTGCAACAGCGTCTTCAAGCTGATTGCCGTCTTGATCCGCGACCTTGAAGGTTTCATATGTAACGGTTTCCTCGATGATTTCAATCGTGTAGGTGCCTGCCATGCACTTATCACCTGCGGTTGCTCCGGTCATCGTTCCATTGCCAACATTTCCGCCGTCAGCTGTTCCAGTTGCGGCAGTCGTGACGGTGCAAGCAATCGTGAAAAAATCGCCAACAACGAAATCGGTTGCGCCATCGGAAATTGTGGCGTTTACTTCGCCGGTGTAAGGAGTACCAACCGTGATGTTTGCCAGCTTTTCACCTAGCGGATTAATCAGCTCGAAAATACCGCCGTTTGTTTCGGCATCGATACATTCTGCAACGTACGTTCCGTTTATGCAGTTTGTACCTGCCGTAACACTGGCACACGTTCCGTTTCCGGTGTTGTCATCGCCTGCGGTACCCGTGGTCGGAGTCGCCCCGGTAGCGACACAGGTGAATTTATCGCCCTTTGCGAAGTCGATTGAACCATCGTTGAGAGTCAGATTGATGTACTCAGATGTAAAACCGGTTCCCACTTCGGCGTTGTCGATCATGTTTTTGTTCGGATCGAAAATTTTGGCCGTTCCGACCGCTTGCTTTTTGGTACACATAACCGTGTACACGTCGCCCGACTCCGTCTTGCTATCACCGGCAACGCCGGTCATCGTTCCGTTGCCAGTGTTGCCGCCGTCAGCCGTTCCGGTAGTCGGCGTTGAACTTCCCACCTTTCCGAGAAGTGTTAAAGCGTCAAGCTCACCTTCGCCTGATAGGATCACGACTTCTTTGGTTTTGACGACACCGAAACCGCCGAATCGATCATCAGGAGTGTTTGAACTATCGCTACTCATCCAAGATTCTGACATAGGGTTACTCCTTTCTGATGCCTGCGCCGGCACGAAGGCCAGCTAGCCTTGACGGTTGTTCGTCTTCGGTTTTCTCGGTTTTCGCTTGTGTGGAGTCTGCTTTCATATTTTCGAGGTTTGCGGTCGACCCTCGGTTTTCGCTTTCCTTCCACAAAGCCATTGCCGCTTGTTCTGGCGTATTGCCTTCTGTTATGGCTTTTGTTATGATGTTCTCATAACCTTTTCGCGAGAGAGAGCTAACTTTAGACACACGCTCTCTCTCTGCTTTGATTCCTGCCTCGTTTCCTTCGGCTTTACCTTTTTCAAAACCGTCCTTGTACGCTTCTTCTTTGATCGAAGCGAGCAAATCGGGATTGTTTTCCTTCAAGTACGCCAATGAAACGACAGGCGTTTTCTCTTTATCGGGCAAATCATTGTCCTCCAAAAGGTCACTCATCGTTTTAAATCCGTCGGCCAAGCCGATATCTACAGCCTGTCGACCCAAAAAAATCCTTCCATCCGCCATGGCAAGCGCTTCATCTACCGTTTTGTTACGGTGTTTTGCCACATCATTGACGAATAGAGAGTATATATAATCGGCTTGTGCCTGTAATTCTTCTTTGCCTTCCTTCGAAAGCGGCTTATGACTTGATGCGATGTTTTTATATTTACCTGCGGTAATCTCTGTAACCTTAACGCCATCGCCTTCAAGCATCTTCGAGTAATCGACATGTGAGATAATAACGCCAATGCTGCCAGTAATCGATGTTCCCGAAGTGATGTATATTTCATGTGCTGCGCTTGCAATCCAGTATGCCGCGCTTGCGCACATGGGGTTTACCATCGCAACGATTTCTTTTTTCTCTCGCGCATCAAACACAGCTTGCGCGAACACATCAACGCCGTCAACATATCCGCCGGGCGAGTCGACATCTAAAACGATCCGTCTTATACTGTCATCTGCAACCAACACTTTAAGATGTTTTGTCAATACATCGATCGATGTTCCACCAAAAAACAATTGCCACCATGACGCACGAAGCGAAATAGTCCCGGAAACGCCCAAAACAGCAGTATTGCCAATTACATTCGGCGCGGGAAACAATGACAAAAACTCATCGTCATTGTCGGCAAACGCCTTGACTTCTGCCTCACACCGCGCTTTAAGCAACATGTCATCGAATCCGGATTTTGATATCAATAACGGTGTGTTATGTATCGTCGGAATCGTTATCTTTTTTTTCTCTGTCGTCTCCGGCATCTTCCTTATCCTCTTCTTGTTCCTGTCCGTCCAAAATCGGCTGTTTTGGCTTGCGCTCCTGTAATCTTGCCTCTTCCATGGCTAAAACATCGTCAACATCTTCCCAGTCAAGCCCCATAAGGTTGGCGGTTTCGATGTGACGGTTAGAAACGCCTAGCTCAATACGTTTCATGGCTGCATCGATTTCTTTTACCTCGTCAATTGCACCTCTCGCATCACCCACGAACAACCCTTTCGCATAAGCACGCCGTTTAACTGGGTCGCCATAGCTCGGAAGCTTCAAACGTCCGATTGCAACCGCTTCATCCAGCCAAAGCAAAAAACCAGGTCGACACCATTTCGTGTCGGTCAATTTTCGACGTTCTTTCGTAAACTGCCACCCTTTTAAGAGGGCCCCCCGAGCGGCTGAGTACGAAGAGGTAAAATAAAGCATCAAATCCTCGAATGGAACGCCTGTTGCGGCCCCCATTTCCTTGGCCTTAACAGACAAAAACGGTTCATACTGCGCGTTTGGCCGTGAAGGATTAGCAAATTTAACTTCTTCCCCCGGCTGCAATCCGCAAACAGCACCCGGCCCCATGCGAATCTCTTCTGCTGAGCTTGCGTAAGGCTCTACCGCATCATGCCCGTCATCCGGCTCTTGCGCCATAAGATTCAAGCCATCTATAGCGTTCGGATCTGGAGAAGTGACAAACGTCGTAAAATAGCTTGATATAACAGCGGACATCATCTCGCTATCACTGTAGCGGTCCCATTGCTTAAGATCGTTCAATATCGGAGCAAGAAACGGTTCGCCGCGTACCTGACCAGGGCGTTCTTGCTTAAAAAGATGCATCACGCGACGTCTGCCCGTTCTACTTCCAAATATTGGCTTGCGTTTCCAGCTATACCGCTTTTCATAGCTTGACAAATACTCCCCGGGATGTGTTTCTCGTATCCAGACAGCCACAGGAACACCATTTTTATCAAGCTCCACACCATCCTTGATTTTTTCGTGCGGCACGTTATCACCTTGCGGAGAATCAAGCCGATCAGCCTCTATAACCTGGAATTTCAAGTTATATAGGCATCCTGGCCGTCTGATCATCGGAGTCAAAGTTATGGAATCACCGGAAAGGAGAGAAGAGAAGAAAGCGTGATACTGCAATTGGTAAAAATCGTGTTGGCGGTCGAAGTCGCATTCGTCCGGGGTAGAGGCGTAATAATTAAACTCGCGTTCGATCTGCTGACTATATTCTTTTCCTTGCTCGGCAGTGATGCCGAGCGTTTTGTAATCAACATTGCTGTGGAATTTCAGGCCGGTGCCGATAACGTTTGCTGTCGGCCTAAGCACTGCGGCACGCCCAAGCGGACAATTACGGTAAGCATCACGCGAGCGGTGCATAAGCGTTTTGCGCGTGCCTGGCGCAAGATCCGTATTGGCACTACCGGATGATGCGTACCACGTTGCAAGTGCTCTTGTATTGCGCGATGCGCCTTTATACGAAGAATCAAGCAGGGCAAGCGCTTGTCTTGCCCTGCCTCTCTTCATTGCCCAAAGTGGCGAAAGGACCGAGATGGCTTTATCAAGTAGATTCATTAGCGCTCCGGCACTGCGCGACGTACTTTTATGCCGCTTGTTGTTTCTCTGCCTACCATCGTGCGCAAATACTGTTCACGCTTATAAAGCGATTCCAAACGCGCTTTTGCCATGGTCATTCCGCCAATGCTATAGCTCTGTGCGTTTGTTTCTATCGCGGTAATAGCCGTTTGCACGTCTTCAAGCTGCTCTGTATACGTTTTTATAGCCATAAACCACCAAAAAATTAGGCTAGATACTTTTTTAAAGCATCTAGCCTAAACGATTTGATGGAAAAAGATATACCTTGACAGCTTATTTGACAGCTTATTTGACAGCCTAAAAACGCTGTCTCATCCGATTTTACTCATCTAAAGCGGTCGCAAAAGTGACAGCTTATTTGACAGCCTAAACCGGCGTTTTTGCGTGTCCATTTGCTCTCTTTAAGCGCTCAAAATAGCTTAAAATGTTCAATACAATACGCTCGGAAGGCGGAAATCCGTTGTTTTCAAGCTTCGAAAGCGTCCCGTGTGACACGCCTATGTCATTTGCGCGCTTTCTAAGCGTTATTTTGCGCTTAATGCAAAACTCACTGTATATTTCAAGGATATTGCTCCTTGTGATCGTCTCTAAACCTTCGTGTTCATGCTCTATTACTGTTCGAACGTTCGAACGCTCTACAACTGTTCTCCCGGATATATGATCCTTTTTCTTGCTTTTCGTATTGATTTTTTGGCCCCTCCTGCTTTTTGTAGTAACGGTCTAACGTCTTCCATTGCGGCATGTGCGTAAACCATCGTTGAAAAGAAATGATTCGCTGCTCCCGAATACCGCAACTGCCAGGTCGACACTATCCGGCCTCTTCTCTCTTCTTCTGTCCGGTGTTCATTTGATATATGACGTAAAAACACCTCTTCCACGTCACACGGAAACGTGCAAGCGCCTTCATCGGTTGGTAGGCGTGAAAACATCGTAGCTATTTCGTCTTTTACGATGTCTGAATTAACGGATAAGTACTTAAACCCGGTTGCTTTTAGCTTCTGCCCGGTCCTTGGATCGATGTCTAACGACTTAAAGCATATTTTTTCAAGCTGTGTTCCTGCATCCCTAAGCGGCACAAATGGCTTGCCGTGGTATCGACAGAAATCATATATGACAAATGTTACTTCGCCATCTGTCGCGTCAAGCGTAGCACGGTACAACCTAGAACGAAAATCAGCAAACTCTTGTAATAAAGGAATCCAGTTTACACCGCCGTCTGCGTCCTTCCATCCGACAATGCCATATTTTAGCAAGTGAGAGCTTATGACAGGACCGCCTTTAAAGCCCCATACAGAATAATATAGATTGCCGGCACGTTGTACGTCGATGCCCGCGGTGTATAGGTTGTAGCCTGGGATAATTCCGCTCTTACGTATCGGATCGATGAATCTTGCTAACTCGTGTTTCTTCAAGCTCTGGCCAAGGCGTTTTTTGGGAACTTCGGCAAGCTCATCTGTGATGAACTCGATACGTGCCTTGTAGCCTTCTTGCTCTGCCTTCAAGTGCCCGATAGCAAGCGTTCCCCACTCGGTAAAGACACTATATAGAGCACTGATTTGAAGCGTTTTGGAATCGCTTTTGCGTTCTTCTCTCGATTCGTATGTGTCAGGATCAACACATACCGTTTTGCCCTTGTTGATGATGTCTAACTTTTGATGGTCGTACCAGAAGCCGCCGCAGTGTTCGCACTTGTACCGCACGCACTCTTTTACCTTCTCAAAGTCCCAAACACCATCAACCTTGCCTTCCTTGAACACCAGATTTTTAAACAGCAAGCCTTGGTATTTGCCGCAATGCATGCATGGAACCCACCATTGGTAATAGTTACCTGCGAACATCTCACTTACACTATGATGATCTGAATTATCTGGTGGTGTTGTGCAAAATACGCCTTTCCGCTTGCCTTCAAACGTCCTTGTACGTTTCTTTACGTAGTTGGTCGATTCTTTCCACAAGCCTATTTCATCACCGAAAGCATAGCGACATGGCTTGGTACGAATGGTTGTTTTTGCTGTTGCGTAGCCGACCTTGACCGAGCTATTATTGACACGGAAAGAAGACAATTTCCATTGATCTTTCTTGATTGCCTCTTCTCCGGACTCATCAAGAAACGGTTTCAACCTGCCTTTTATGAAGTTTTTGGCCTCTTCTGCTATGCTCATTACCCATATACACGGTGTAGCGCCGCGTTCGTATTGCGAAACATAGAGCAAGCATCCCATCATAAAAGACGTTTTTGCCAACTGGGAACCAAATATTAAGTATATCCATGGTGTTGAATAGTCCGACCACCACCGGCACAGCTCCCTACACCACGGAGAATACTTTAATTCGAAGCGCTTAAAGCGATCATCGTCTGTAAGCGAAAAGCCATCTTCGAAAAATTCAAGGATGCTACCATATTTCGGCACCCCCATTGATTGGCTATAGGCATCTTGCAAAACGCCCGCTATTATGCTAGCCTCTAGCATTGTCAACCTTTCTTGCAAGCTCTTCATTGCCTGCTTTAAGCGCCTTGTCAAAGTCCTTTTGCATGCGGTCAACCTGACCAAATGTCAGATTAAAATCTATAGCCCACTGCTCTATAAACTCACGTTGCCGACCCCACGTGCTAGTAAACACCGCAGCAATACCGCTTTTCAATTCTTCAGCATCAACAAGGCGTTTCTCAAGTTGCATGTTCTTGTATCGAGCGCTTTTCATTTGCTCATATTTAAGCAAACGCTCTGCTTCGCCTCTGGTAATGTCATGCCCTCTGCTGCTTGTTTTGCCGCTTGCTTTACTGCCTGGTTGCTCCTTCTGCGGTGGTGCTTCTGGTCGCTCCTCGCCACGCGATTCAAGCAGTGCGTAAACCGTTTCATCCTCTATATCCCACGCATAGCCGCACCCATGGTTGCTCTGCACCTTCTTGGCAGAGATCAAGCCCTTGTCTATGTAGTTCGTTATGCTACGTTTGCTAACGCCAAGCAATTCCGCCGCCTCAAGCATTGTCATGGTTAGACCTCTTTACATACTCCCATGATGCTATAATACGATTGCCACTGCCGCTATTGTTCATAGCTGATCCGCCATGATTCTTTTTTCTGCACTTCTTACGCAACACATAATCAGGGCTGTGTTGCCAATGCCTATTAAGGGCATAATGAGAAGTAACAAGGGAAACTCGCTCGCCTGCTTCATAGAACATCTGACAGACGGCATCAAGCATTCTGCCACCGATGCCGATACCTTGATAAGCCGGCAACACCACAACACGCTCAATTCTAATGATATACCTTCGCATGCCATTGGATAGCGGGTGTATGGTAGCAGAGACAAAAGCAACTGGCTTGTCGCCATAGAAACCCACGTATCGCCTTGAACTATTGCCGATCGTTTCTTTTAGATAGTGATACTTTTTAAAATGCTCCCAGAATCCTTTACAGCGGTAAACATCGATTTTGATTTCTGGTCGCCGATGTCTCCCCCTTGTCCATTCAAAGGACATATTGTCAGTGCAAAATATCCAGTCGGGACTTAGCCAATCCGAGATATCCGAATGACAGGTAACAGCGATAAATCGTTTATCTGCTCGCCTAATCGCTTTTGATACTGCGAGGGAGCCGACCTTTGCAATATCACGATCAACTACGCTCGTGTATTCATCAAAGACAACAAGGTCTTGCTCTGACATTAAAGATCTCGCCAAGTCAACGCGCATCTTTTCACCGGTCGATAGCACGTTGTAAGGCTTTAGCCAGCTTGGAACGGAAGAGAAACCCACCGAAACAAACGCTTTTGTGATGTCTTCGACGGAGTTCTTATCATCGAAATCATCTAGCACGCTTTCTTTTGTGTACGTAAATCCATCAATAACGGCATCGCCAAACAGCTCTTTTGCTATCGTGCTTTTGCCCGTTCCTGATCTGCCGTAGATCACGCCGATTTGCCAATCCTGTTTTTCTATCGGGATGGATCCGACAAAAGACTCTTTTATCTTCGTAAAGGTCAAGTCATATCGTCCCATCACCGAGGCAACGCGAAAGGTTTTCTTCGCCCGGCTGTTTCTTACAATGTCAAAACTCGGCATTTTAGACCTCTGTCTGAGAATTCATCGTATAAACTCTTTTGCTCGCCTTCGCTGGTACACTCTATTACAACTTCATAAACCGGCACGTTGGCTATTTCATTCTTAGCCACGTCTTCCGGCATGATCACCTCAAGTTTGTCAAGCTTAAGATCCTTGTATACGTCGATGTCGCTGATCTCGCGGAGGATAGAGTCTAACTTGTCAACGTCCCACTCGCCTTGAATGTGCGGGTTGTTGAGCGCAACGTTTAGCGCTTTCTCTTCCGACTCGTCAAGGTCAACGATCACACAATCAATTTCTTCATCACAAACAACTTTAAGTCGTTGGTGACCGCCCACAATATTGCCGGTTCGTTCATTGATTACTATCGGCTGCACAAGACCAAATCTTTTAACGCTCGTCTCGAGACCAGCAAGAGCATTATCGGAAATCTTTCGCGGATTGTATTCTGCCGGCTTTAAGTCGTCTACTTTTCTTCTTTCGATACGCATACTTCTTGTTGCTCCTCGTCAAGTTGCATGATAGATTTAGGGAACAGCATTGACAAAACATTTGCCGTTTTTTGCGTAATACTTACGACAGTCCGAATATTTTCAAGCCGCGATTCATTCACCGGCTCAAGTTTGTAAATTTTTCGCGCCTCTTCTGCGGTAACAGCCGACGCGATCTTTAGATTGACAAGAATCAATCTGATTTGCTCTTCGTGTTCTTTTTGATGACGGGCGTAAACTTTCGAGTTGGCTTTTTGAATAAGCTCTTCACGTTCCGCCGCAAGCCGCTCTTCACGGTCACGGCGTCTGTCTTGCCACTTCTCATCAGTCACCCAATTATTTACCGTTGTCCGCTTGACCCCGTGCTTTGTTGCAATCTCTTTATATGATGCGCCTTCGCAGTAATCAATAAACGCTCGCGCATGAAAAGTTAATTTACCAGGTTTACGCATTTTGACCTTTTTAAGTAAAACTCAATTGAACAGAAAAAAAGTTGTGACCCATCTTTGCCACACGAAAACCTTTTGTGAACCCTCGCTGTTGTTGCCCAAAAAATCTTGAGTTAGGTTATGAACGTCACAAAACTTGATGAAACGAGCGAGCCTTCGCA